CTTTGACCAGGCCATGGTGACTGATGGCAAAGAACACGAGTTGCACCTCGAAGCTCACCAGTTGCACAAGGCCGCAGAAGTTGCCCAGAACACCGCAAGAAGTACCTCATCTGGTGATGAAGCCAGTAAAGCGAGTGAGAAAGCCTATATAGCTTCTGATAAGTCTATGGGTTAGGAGACACCATGAAACGGTCAGCAACACAAAAGATGGATTTAGGTGCCGGTAACCTGGTTACTGGTGGTGCAGCATCTCCAGATGTCGCAAGTTTGCAGGCCCAAGACAAGAAAAAGAAACGCACCCTGCTTGACCTGTCTCTAGGTGCAAAGCGTGATCTTGTCCAGAAAGATTGGCAAGAGTTTGACGCTAACAGGTTTGCCGCCAAAGCTGGCCATGTAACGGGTGACGAGGTTAAGGCTGGTATCAAGATTCGTGAAGCCAAAGGGCAACCTGGGGTGTACAACGTTGAGCACCTCGGCAACAAGATTGGCACCATGCAGAAGGCGTCAGGTCCTGACGGTATGGGTGTTAAGAAGACTGGTTGGACGACTACCCATGACCAGGCTGGTTCACTGAATGGCATAAGTAAGACCCAGGCCAGTGCTGCTGAAGAACTAGCCTCGCAACATGCCCACTACTTGAATAGTAAGGTTGCCGCTGCCAATGAAGCAGCTACTGCTGCTGGTCGTGGTGACTGGAAGCAAGGAGATTACGAGAAGAACATAGAGCAGATGCATCAGGAGCATGAAGGCAAGTTTTCGACGTTGCCTCTACGCGACGAGCAAGGAAACAACACTGGGCATCTAGCGGGCACTGAGGCTGACGCTTTTAAGCAGTCTAGTTTCAAACAGAATGTTGGCAGTGGGGAACGTGGTGATCGTGACAATATTACGATTACGCCATCAGGCGGCTCTAGGGATACTTTTCAGATGTCTAACACGAATCGTGGGGGTATGTATTTCGATTCAAAAAATGTTGATAAAGTGGGTTCGGCGGTTACCGCTGTGCTAGAGCAGTACAAGGCTGCTGCACTCGCTCATCAAGCGAGGGAAGGGGCTGATTTCGAGCCAATTTTTAAGTTGTATAGCGAGAAGTCTGCAAGATTTCCGTCTTATGCTCAGGACACTGTGAAGAAGAGTGAAGGCTTGAGCTACAAGACGCTCGAAGGCTTGGCGTACAAGACGGACTTCTCGAAAGACCAGAGAAAAGAACTGGCAAGTACAGGTGCAGCGATGTCTGACGGCAGTTACCCGATTAGGAACGGCGAGGATTTAGACCACGCTGTTTCTCTTGCAGGTATGTCTAGCCACCACAGCAAAGAGTCTGTAAAGGCGCACATCAAGAGCCGTGCCAAAGATTTAGGCTTGGAAGACAAGTTGCCTGAAACCTGGAAGGCAGACACGATGCAGGAAGACCCTGATGTTGATTCGATTCAGAAGCCTATGCCGTATTCCGATATAATGAGAGCAAAGAACGGTTACGGAAAGTTGAGAACACCAGGACCATACACAGGCCCTACGCAGTTTGCGAACCAGAATGCTGGCGACTTGAACGCCCAATTTCAGAATCTGTAAGGAGTGAGCTATGCCGAACTACAATGCCAACACGCAGGTGCCTGTCTTCTCTTTCTCGCCAGCCACGCCGCCGATTCTGGATCAGGGAATCCCTGCTTATGCTTTTGACAACGAAACGCCTGCTGTGAATCAGGCAAGCCAGCAGTTCTGTTTGCCAGCAAGTAAGCACGGCGTGCCGAAGTCTGTAAGCGTGTCCATTAGCTATGCTGCAAGTCCTGGGGCATTTGAAGTGGACATTGAGACCGCAGATGACGACAAAAATGGCGCTGGAGATGCCAATTATGCCCCAGAGCTAAGGGTGAACTCTGGGCTGAATGCTTCGTTTGTGACTCGGGCGGAGCTTACGAATGTCGCTGCGCGTTGGATTAGAGTGCGTAATATCCTGAATACCAATGGCGTGGCATTGACCGTGACGATAACGCGCCACTACTAAGTTGCAATCAATTGCAAGAGGGTGTGCCATGAAGCTAAGGTCTAGTTTTGTTGCGATGCTGCTGTTGAGCGTGTCTCTGTCTGTGTTTGGGCAAGGCGGCTCTGTGACGCACGATGGAAGCACAGGGTCAGGGTCTACTGGGCCTGCTGGCTCCAATGGGGCCAATGGAACCTCTCCTCTAGGCACATCCACTACCAGTCTTACTGTAGGCACCGGGAGCGCGACTCTTGCCACGCAGAGCGGCTTGGCCTTTGCCGTAGGCCAGTATGTTCGCGTTGTTGATTCTGCCGCCACATCGAATTGGATGGAAGGCCAAATTAGTGCCTATTCCGGCACCTCGATGACTGTTGGTGTTACCTTGGTTGGCGGAAGTGGCACGATAGCGACATGGAACATTGTGGCTGCGGGTGTACAGGGTCAGGCAGGTGCTGCCGGAAGCAACGGCTCTGGCGATCTGACTAAGATTGCGCAGACCGTACTCTCCAGCCCTGCTTCTACGATCACGTTCTCTGCGATTCCCGGCAGCTACGCTACGCTCGAATTGATTGTTTCTGGTGGTTCCGCGAGCGGAAGCAACGACGAATTGGTGATCGGTTTCAACTCTGACGGGGCCGCGCACTACTCGTTTCAGTGCATGGAGTTTTACCCGTCGATGACCATCACGACGCTCGATCATTCCGGTTCAGGTTCGTATTTAGTTATATCTGGATCGGGGCAGAGTGGCGCTGGCATCAATGCCTTTGCCGATATAAAAATCATGAACTACACCTCTACGAGCGGGAACAACGGCGTGATTTCTACCTTTGCCTATAACGACTGGGGTATCGGGCAAGCCGGGGGAAGCTGCGGTGGGTCTTGGTTTGGCGGAACCGCAGCGATTACGTCCATCAGTGTCAAAACTCAGTCGGGCAGTAACCTTCCCTCTGGAACGACAGCGACACTTTATGGTCTGCATTAAGTCTTAGCATCTGGCTGTTAGTAACCGCCATCACACTTCTCGTGGTGGAAACTTGTATACTACTGATAGGGCGCGACTTGTTCGTACAATCAATTGCACGCTGCCCAAGACATGAGGTGTGGGAATGGCAACACCATCACTAGATGCTGGATTGAAAAGAAAGATATACCAGATGGGCCAAGAAACCCCCAGACTACTTAACCGGGATATAGCCAGTAAGTTGCAGGTGTCTATCGGCACCGTAAACAACTATAGGGATGTACGCCCAAAAGATTATGGGTCGGAAGACATCTCTACAGCACTGAAAACCATTCTTAGGAAGACCCCCAAGACCGTTCAAGAGCTTGCCAAAGACCTGCACTGTAAGGTTGCCGATGTGCGTGCAGCTATTTCCCAAGGAAAAGCTAAGGGCGTTATCTTCGTTGAGCTTCCTGGAAGCATGTATGCTTTGGGCGGTGCAGAGTCCCTTGAAAAGAAACACTGGACTTTAAACGGTGATGCCAAGGATCGTTATGCCCATCGCTTCGGGTTCATTACCGATAACCACCTTTGTAATAAGCACTCCAGAATTGATGTTTTGAATGCAGCTTATGACCGCTACGAGGCAGAGGGCATCACGACAGTGTTTAATGGCGGCAACTGGATTGATGGCGAGGCCCGGTTTAACAAGAACGAGCTTGTAGTTAGGCCCGGTATGCAGGCCCAGATTGACTACATGGTGCAGGAATACCCCCAGAGAAAAGGCATTAGGACCTGTTACGTTGCTGGAGATGACCATGAGGGTTGGTATCAGCAGCGTGAGGGCATTGAGATTGGCAAGCACTTGCAAAATGAAGCAAGGGACGCTGGCAGAGAAGACCTAGCTTACCTGGGTTATGGTGAGGCTGACGTGTCTCTGAAGATGAAGCATGGCGAGTCTACTCTTCGCCTCGTTCATGCTGGAGGCGGCTCTGCATACGCCCTGTCTTACACCGTTCAGAAGTTGGTGGAGTCCTACCAAGGTGGTGAGAAGCCCCAGATTCTGCTGGTGGGGCATTACCACAAGTTCGACTATTGCTATCCCCGTGAAGTTCACACTATCCAGGGTGGCTGTACAACTGACCAGAGTTTGTTCTTGAGGAAGAACAAGATTCAGGTCATGGTCGGCTACTGTATTGTGAATGTACGCCAAGATGAAGATGGCATCATTCGTGGTGTCGAGATTGAGTGGTCGCCTTATTATGATCGTAAATTCTACGAGAACCGCTATTAGTTACGAGGGTGTAGACAGTATGGAATGGAGTCCGTCAGAGTTCGCCAAGCAGAAGAAGATTGACCTGTCTTTAGTGCCTGTAATCGGTATTGCCGAAGAAGCCTGTGCTCACCTTGACGGGGCTTTGAAATACGGGCCGTTCAACTGGCGCAAGAAGTCGGTACATGCCAGAGCGTATGTGGCCGCCTGTAAACGCCATCTTGACCTGTGGCTGGAAGGCCAGGAGTTTACCGACGATGGCGGGGTGGCAAATCTTGGGGCTGCCAGAGCTTGCTTGGGCATCATCCTAGATGCTAGGTTGCACGGCACCCTGATTGATGACCGGCCCATAGTGCCAGGTAGTCAGGCTGCCTTTGAAAAAGAGATAGCCAGGATAAACGACTGGGCCAAAAAAAGAGTGGCTCAAAAAACCCCTTGACAAACCCTTTCATTGTGCTATAGTTAAATCATCAACCAAGGATGCAATCCTCCGCTGGATAGCGCAAGACCTTGGCAGCAGTGAAGATACGAAACACCTTAGAGAAGACAAAACGCACCCTAAAACGTGCATAGGAGAATTCAAATGAGAAGTCCGCCTAACGTTGGTTGACCTGAAATTTGAATATGTTTGTAGCACCTTAGTGAGTTAGGAAGTTCTGCGAGAGGGTGGCTGACGAGTGCTTGTAGGCGGTTAATGCAGGCAACGATGCTGCCCTTTAGCATATAGCTAGATTTTGCAATCAATTGCACATTTTACTTGACAAACCCAGCCATTGTGCTATCGTTAAAGTATTACAAATCCTCAATGGAGTGAGGGAACAATGTTTGAACTTTACCCTTTTGGAATTAAGGAAGTCTCGACAGAGCACACGAAGTTCTCTGAGCTTCAGGATGAAGCTATTGCTAAGGCACTTCTTGGTGGCAAGGGTGCTGGATTGCACTGGCTCACTTCGGTTGGCGTGCCTGTTCCCGCAGGTTTCGTGATCCCCACGACAGCCTGGACTGAATACAAGCAGAAGCCCGCTACCACGATGAAGATCATCAAGAAGGCAGTTCAACCTTATCTGGACGCAATGGAGAAGCAGTTCGGGTACATGCCCCTTCTGTCTGTTCGGTCTGGTGCAAGAGTTAGCTGCCCAGGCATGATGGACACGATTCTTAACGTGGGCATCGAGGGCAAAACGGCTTCGTTCTGGTCCGGTAAGCTGGGTGATGCTTGCTATGAAGATAGCTTGCACCGGCTGATTACCATGTACGGCTCTGTAGTGAAGGGAATAGAGCGCAAAGAACTTGAAGAGGGCACTGTTGAAAGTGCGCTGGCTGTTTACAAGCGCGTTACCAGTGAAGACTTTCCAGATGCCAGCGGCCAGTTGCTTGGTGCAATAGAGGCGGTGTTCAAGTCTTGGGACAATGAGAGAGCCAAGGTTTACCGCAAGATGCATGGCTACGAGGATGCCTGGGGTACAGCGGTGACCATACAGGCCATGGTGTTTGGTAACCTGAATGAGCAGTCTGGAACCGGCGTGCTATTCACCCGCAATCCTGATACAGGGGAGAACGTGGTGACGGGCGAGTTCATGCAGCAAGCACAGGGTGAAGACCTTGTGGCGGGCATAAGAACGCCGCTTCCTTTGAGCAAGATGACCGAGTGGAACAGCAAGGTTGCCATCGACCTGATGGAAATGGTAGTCAAGCTGGAGAAGCTGAAGAAAGACGTTCAAGACATCGAGTTCACGGTTCAAGATGGCCTTTTGTACCTGTTGCAGACAAGAAATGCCAAGAGGACTCCGCAAGCATCTCTGAAGATCGTTCTGGACATGCTGACAGAGGGCCTTATTTCTGAGGAGGATGCAGTAGAGAGGATCACTGCTAAGGATTTGGATTTGGCACTTGTTGCCAGGATCGATCCGAAGCTGAAGAAGGCCGCAGACTTTACCGGGCTGTCCGGGTGCTCTGGTGCAGTGTGTGGCAAGCCGGTGTTCAGTTCTACAGACGCCATAAAGTCCAAGGTTCCCTGCATCCTGATTACGCAGGAAACGACGCCGGATGACATTGCTGGCATGGCTGCCGCAGTTGGGATCATCACCATGACCGGAGGCAGTACCTGCCACGCAGCGGTGGTTGCCAGAGGTATGAACAAACCCTGCATCACTGGTGTTGGTGCTCCTCTTGAGATGTTCAAGGTTGCCACTGTTGGTATGGATGGTGCTACTGGCCGGGTTTGGCTGTCAGCGGTTCCTGTGATGTCTGGGGCCAGTGCTGATGTCACCAGTTTTCATAAGCTGCTGATTAAGCGGAACAGCGTGGTGCCCATCATCTTTGAGACCCCGAAGTTTCCCATGGACGAAGCTCTACTGTACCTGGGCGGCAAGATCATGGATTGGGAGGCGTCGGCCCTGCTGGTTGATGCCACCTCAAAGATGGTTAAGAAGCTGTATGTGGACATGTCTGCGGGCGGAACAGCAGAAGAAAAGACGTTCTTTAGCATGTTTGCCAAGCACGACGCCACAAAGAAGTTGACTGCCGAGTTGGAGCAGTTGCACTTCAGCAATGAGGTTGTTCTGGTTGGTAGCGCGTCCAAGAAGTTCAAGTCGATAGGAACCACCGAGAGTCTGGAAGCTGCTGTGCTTGCCACGGATGCCATTTCTGTAACCGGAGAGAACCTGACACCAGCGATGGAGAAGGTTCTGGAGTGGAAAAAGCAAGAGGGCGTGGGAATCATCAGTGTTGGTAGCCAGGTGAAGGGTGCCAAGTCGATGGTTTCGGTAGAGACTTTGTTGGCGAAATAGTTGATAATAGAGAAGATGGGGTGGTTTCAATGGCTCTCAGCTTAGGCGTGTCCGTAGGTAGCAAGATCAGTGTGGGGGACTCAAAGGTGCATGTAAAGGCCATTGTGACGCCAATGCTGATTATTGTTCAGGTAGACAACGGACCAGACGTGCTTGTAAGCGATAAGGAAGCCGTCGAGATTCTGCCAGGGGTTAAGGTGTTTGCTGGGTTGGGTAGGAAGCAAGCTGGCAATCGTCTTGCCTTTGAAGCTGATAGAAGCGTGTCTATCTACAGAGATGAGGGTGTATGAACTTCTCAGCCAAGGTACAGAAGGTGATGGACTCCGAGCATATCAGTCCCACCGAGATGCAGGAAATGCTGTCCAAGGCCGCCATAACGAGCCTATTAGGGTACTCTAGGCGCTATCATCACTGGCTGTTCAAGTTTGAAGGTGACACTGTTACCGATATGGTTGGTGATGAGGTGTCGATTGTAGGGCGGGGCGGTTTGAGAATGCAAGAGGATTGTGAAGCCTGTGGGAGTAAAGGGTGTAAAGAGTGCAACTGGCATGGCTTCATCTATCGCAGGTGCATTGACCACGATGTAAAGGCGTTTTCATATTCTTCTTGACAAACTAAGGCATTGTGATACGCTAAACGTATCAATCTACTGCTCATGGAGGAGCGAATGGGTAACGCAACACCGAAATCAGACGGAATTGGAAACGGTAACCTGAGATTGCCCCTGAAGAGTGGCAAGTTCTACACAGTATGGGGTGGACCCTCGCACAGCAGGCCGCAAAGTATGCTCTTTCTGAAGCTGGCCAAAGAGATTGCCGCACCCTGCGACATCAACATGCCGATGGCTGATTTCTCGGTGCCAACGAAAGGGCAGGTGGACATCGCCCTGACTCTTGCAATTGATTGCATCCTGACAGGCAAGCCGTTGTACGTGGGCTGCATGGGTGGAAGAGGTCGCACTGGTTTGATGTTGGCCCTTATCGCCAAAGCCTTCCAGGTGAAGTCGCCAGTGCCTTATGTACGCAAGCACTACTTTTCTCATGCCGTGGAGACCCCGGAGCAATACAAGTGGGTTACCCGCTACAGGGTGCCAAAGGCGATACGCAGAAGGATTCATGCCGCCAGTTGGCTGTCCTATTTGAAGTTAGGCCAGTCCCTCACAAAAAGTGTCGGCTGGGAGAGACACAAGAAGGAAGCCAAGATGTGGGCGTTTTTAATCGATAAACTGGCTTCAGTTGTCGGATAATACTTGACAAACTCTGCTATTGTGCTACGCTTATCGTGTATTCAAAAAAGCCTCAATGGAGTGAGACGGTGAAATACAAGCCACAAAACACTTTGAGCTACTTCCTGTCTGCCCCTCAGTTGCAGCAGATCAAGCTGGCTGATATTCCGATCAAGGAGTTGGGTGCTGGGCAGAAAGCCTATCGTGGGACGTGCGGCCACGCCTCCCCTGACGAAGAAGCAATCCGGTTTTACACCCTGAATCATTTGGCGAGTGTGGTGAAGTCCAAGTTTACACTGAATGAACCGTTGCCAGCCTGGGCTGTACAGATTATGCAGCGTTACATGGTTGAAGTAACGGCCCAGAGTCAGAGGGCGTTCTTCTACCTGCTGGCTATCTGCACCAGAGAAGCCCGCCACATGTACTCGAACAAGGTTGCTGATGCCTTCTTTGTGCAAGCAGAGAAAGAGTACGGCACACCGTTTATGAATTTCTGCAAGAACCTGCCTGGTGGCGAGGAAGAAGCCATGAAAGCAGTCGAGAACAATCCCCCAGACTGCACAGCGGGCCAGTACATAGCTGGACTGTCCTACATCTTTTACAAGGGCAAGTGGGCCAGCAGTTTTGGTGGTGCAAAGTGGGGAAATGTTACGGACTGCTTGCTGCACGCGGTGCAGGGCAAGACTTCGATGGAAATGATGATCGATACTTGCTACACGCTGGCTCACAATGGTGGTCCGATTTTCAATAAGGGGATGATGTACGGGCACTATACAGGGCAGTTCACCAGGATTCTTGATATTCAGAGGTCGGGGCAGATGCCTGAGTTGGCCCTAGACAAAGACAAGTACGGCATTCTGATCGTGCCAGAGATGGCCCAGCTTGTGAAGTTGGCGCAGACTGAAGTGCCTGACCAATTCGGAACCTATGTGGATTGGTACAAAGTGCAGTCCATGGGCGCGGTTGGAAACTACTTGTCGGAACAGAAGCAGCAAGACAAGAAGCACCCCAAGAAGAAAGAGCCTGTTGTGTTTGGCTTGGTCGAGGCCGAGATGGTCGAGACTGGCAACACCTGGGACAATGGGTTGGGAGAAGAGTATGAGATTCTTGAAAGGGCGACGGTGGCAAGCGCATGAGTATAAAGAGTTTCAGTGACAAGGTGTTCAGTAAGGGGTACTCAAAATGCTCGGACACGCACCCGAACCTGCTGGCCAGTAAGGGCATGTTTCTTTACGGCGGTGCCTGCGGCTACCCTATTCACAAGGACTGTGATGTATATGTCTGCCTGCAATCCGGTTCTAGTTCGGGACTGACGAATGACCCCTGGGAAGAGCAGCACGTTGTCGAGATTCACTACTCGATCAATGATGGCTGCGCCCCGTCGAACACAGCAAGATTTAAGAAGATGATTGACTATCTGTGCAATCAATTGCAGGCCGGGAAGAAAGTACATGTTGGCTGCATTGGTGGGCATGGCAGAACAGGCATTGTGATGTCAGCCATTGTAGCCCAGCTTCTTGGCGAGAAGGCTGCCATCAGCTATGTCAGAAAGCATTATTGTCAGAAGGCTGTGGAGAGCCGGTCTCAGGTGAAGTTCCTGATGGCTAACTATGGAGTGGACAAGGTTGAAGGCAGTAAAGAGGGTCTGTATGATGAATTGGACCCACGGAGTAAAGCCAACTACAGTGGTTTTGGTTTAGGGTCGAAGTACGGGACGTACAGTTCCAGTTTGAACGCAAAGTTCAAGGAGTGGAGTGGGGATCGTGTCACTTCTGCCTCCGCTGCTGAAGAGGTTGCTAGGTTTCGGGCAGCCAAGTCAAAGAGGGAAGAGGAGAAGGCGGCCCAGGCACCTAAGCCATCAGGAACCAGCAGGACCTGCGTTCCGTGTGTGACTGCAAGGAGCATTTTCAGGAAGAAAAAAGTAAAGAAGTGAAAATACCTCTTGACAAACCCGCTCATTGTGCTATCGTTAAATTGTACTCAAAATAAGCCTCAATGGAGTGAGCAGAAATGGCTTTGAATATCAGTCCAGAAACGCATTTGATCTTCTTTGAGAAGTTGTTTGCCGACCAGCCAAAAGTTGTGCAGGCCGTTAAAGAGATGGCCGCAAAGGGCGCTAAGTTCGAGCAAGCCTTCTACCTGATTAAGATCGAATTCAACGGGAAGGTGTATTCGCAGACTTGCACGGTGCCTACCAGCAACCTGGTGAAGGGCACGGCTCCAGTAACAGTGATGTTGCAGAACAAGATGGTGATCCTTCTGTTTCTGCATGGTGCTTGGAAAGAGATTATGGGCACTGAGCCAGCTTTTGAGCTTCCGTACATGGCTGTGAAAGACACGCCAGCCAAGGCCATGAAGTTCATGGATGATGATACCTCTGGGAAGACGGTTGTAAAGGCTGTCGCCCCCCCAGAACAGAAGATGTATCGGGTGATTCTGGATGCCTGTCTTACAGACAAGATTTCTCTCATCAAGCAGATTCGCAAGGTGTTTCAGCTTGGCCTGAAAGAGGCCAAGGTTGATGTTGCTGATGTGCTGCCGGTTTTGGTTTTGAACTGCGTAAGTGAAGATGATGTGAAGCTGGTGCAGAAGGAGTTTGCTGATTTTGCAACCGTGACTGTCGAGCATACTGACTCTGCTCCAACCACTCAGTATTCCATCGCTTCCTGCTTGGACCAGTGCGAGGTTGGTTTTGCAAGTTACAAGCACCAGCTTGGTATTTTACCTGTCGGTACGTTTGCGGGTACTGTACCAGAGCCAAACTTCTCCAAATCCTCGGTGCTCGCTCAGAAGGCTCCTAAGAAAAAGCCGCTTGAGTCAGTGATTTCGCTGAAGGACGCTGAAGCAGTTGGCCAGCGTGTTCATGGCACCAGTGGTGGCAGTGTTTACCATTGCATCGCGGTTGGCGAGCGCGTTAAGGTAGCTGCAAGGATTCTTACCAGCGGGGGCAGCAAGGCCGTGAGCATTCGCGTGGAAGCTAATAAGCCTACATCCGAGGAGTTGCAGAAGATCAAGAACAGCGGCATAGGCTGGAAAGGCGATTATGGCTCCCTGCACCTTAGCGTTGGTAGCTCATCGCTGGGCAGGGCGGTAGGCGCGTTCTTGATGGGCATGGAAGTTGACTTCAAAGAGAAAGTCGAAAAGGTTTCCGATCTTGTATTAAATGAAGGGAAGGTTTAGATGGCGAATTACCTTGTCCGCATCAGCGTGGACTACTCGACAGTGATTGAAGCGGCCAGTCTTGAGGATGCCATCAAGAAAGCCCCAGACCCGCCGCCACCAGCTAAAGACTGGCAGCAGGTGGAAGTGTCAGAGTACGAGATTCAGAGGGAGGGCAGTGGTGGCTAAGGTGATGGACATATTGCTACCGAAAGACGAGAAGTGGGGCGAGGAGCTTGTGACTCTCTTCAAGGAGATGAAGGTTGGCGAGGAGAAGAAACTCGACGGCCTGTTTCCCGGCCTCGGAGAGCCATCAGTTCTGACGTGCGTTGAAGACACGCCAGAACTGAGGTTGTTTGATTTGTACTGGTGCTCTGTGGTTGTCGGCAAATTTCGGTTGGTTCTTGATGCCAAAGGTGGTGAAGTCATTATGCGCGAGGTGACGCCGTGATTGATCGCCTGTATTTTGCAGCCGACGCGCTGATGACTGAGCTTCATGTTTCGGGGGACAAGGTTTGGGGTAGGTCCGAAAAGTACCTCGATCTTGGGGAAATGCAAATAAGGACCGAGATTGAAGTATGGAGTAACGTTCTCGGAAAGAAGTCTGGCAGTTTTCTAGCCCAGGTGTCGCAGAACCTGTGGATGTATCTGGTGGTTGGTGACCCGGCAACCTTGTACATCATTGACGGTGGCAAGGCCGGTCTGAACGAAATTAACGCCCCAAGCTATGGAGGGACCACTATCATCGACACTTTGAAACAGCTTGCGGAGCGCGGCGCGATCACTACTGTGTTCGTGTATGAAGAGCAAGTGGGGTGGAGCAAGGGTAAGTTGAAAGAAGAACTGCCTGTGTAGCTCAAGGAGGAGCCATGGCAAAGGTGCTGATAGTTGAACCACCGAACGAGAAGGAAAGAGAGTATCCTTGGAATGAAGCAACCAAGAGGCGGTGGGAGTTGACATCTGATGATGCCGAACTCTTGGAAGCTGATGGTTCGATATTCAAGGATGACGTAGCCTTTACGTTGGAAGATGAAGACGAAAGGCAGTTAGCCTGAGCTTTGCAGCGGTGAAGCGGACGTTCTGCGGGATCGGTGAGACCTGGCTTGTACATAGCAGTAAGTCACCCGTAAGGGTGGGTGGTAGCCCATAGACCAAAAGGATGTTGCCGAACAGGGAGCGAAAGCGATGATCTGGTGTGGTGAGAAAGAATACGCCAGCCGCTGCAATCAATTGCAAGGAGGGTACATGTTGTACTACTATGTTCGCCGTGGCTTGAGAGGGTTGTCTCTGCTTTTCAAGCAGCAATGTTCCGGTAAGAGGCACGCCGGGTATGCTCTTGAGTGGTGCCAGCATAGGGCTTTTCATGAGGGAGCCTGTGTTAATGCTCGCGGGGAAGAGTTCTAAGGTGTAGCACGTTCCGGCACGTAAAGCCGGTGGTGGAGGGTGCCGAACCTGGTGCCCCTGTTTATGGTTCATCGTCTAATTTAAGGATTCCGTAGTTATCGGAGATGCGGGTGCGAATCCTGCTGAACCACAAAGTTTTGCCGGGTGGATTTAGGTCCGAATGCAACAGAAGTTGCCCCGGCTCCAAGTTTGGCGTAGACCAGAGATGGCCCTAGCGAGTGGTGAGGCCGAAGTAATCAGCCCATAGGGCTGGTCAACCTCGTTGAAACTGTTGCCTCCTACGCCAAAGTTAAGCATGTATAAGGTGACGGACTTTGATTTAACACGCGAGTTCGACTCTCGCCAGGTCCACCAACAAAAACTACGGGCCTGTCACGGTTTCGATTGAATTGGAGAAAGTCATGCAGTTCATGCCGGGATTGGTGCTCACCGTAACGAGAACTGAACAAAGACTGCCACTGAAAGTGTCAGCACGAAGGGTAAGCTGTTGATGTTCCCTAACCGGAATGTTGGCCGTGAAGCCCTTCTCATGGCTGCCTAATCTCAGCCACGCGCCGTCCAGAGGCGGGGAACAGAAGCCCCTCAGAACATCGAGGGGCACTGGATTAAGTTGTAAACGGCGACATTTTAGGGCGTTTTAACCGTTAAAATCACCCATCGCCCTTGAGCTTTATTTGGGTTACACAGTGGCCCTTGTAGTTTCGGCCATAATCCATTTAGGAGAACCCTGGCAAGCATGTCACGGGGACACCAGAAATGACCCTTTTTATGAGGTCATTTTTAACTTTTCAGTGTATAACTCTTTTATTTTCAACCTGGATTTTCTGAACCCAAACCATTAGCTAGGCTTTGGCAAGAGCACCCAGAGAACACCAGTGATTTCTTCGTTTTGAGTTGCAATCAATTGCACGGACTTGAGAGTTGGGCCGATGTCGATACAAATATGGTCGTTTAGATCGAACAGCTATAAAGTGCTGGGTTGCCTATCGCCAGTTTTGAAGAATGCTATGGACGTGCCGGTTAAGGTGACGACTGGCGGCTTGGTGTTGCCCGATACGAAGTTGATCCTGGCTTTGGGGAATGAGTCGGCAGCTTTTCTCGCAGGGGAATCCATTATCCCCAAGAACAGAACGGTTCACGCTCTCAGGGGCTTACAGTTCGCCTATAAAGACGTGCCTGTGTTCCTTTCCTATTCTCCCGATGTTGGAGAAATCAACCACAAGTGGGAAGTAGACCTGCTAACTGATACTGCCCAGATGATACGGCTGTACAAGACAGGTTCGTTGAAGCCCAAGTATGGTGAGTATCGCTGGGTGGAAGACTTCTCGGATGTGATTGCTGGTGTAGAGGCAAAGTTTGCTGCCACTGGAATTCCCGTTGATGTCGCCCATGACAAAGAGACCAGAGGACTCGATCCCTGGTTTAAGCCGACCATGTACCTGCCGGGTGGCTACATTATTTGCAATCAGTTTGCCTGGGAGAAGGGAAAGTGTGATTGCACTCACTGGGAGAATGAAGAAGTAGAGCGCGAGAAGCTGAAAAAGGGTTCCCTTTTTAGGGAGCAACAAGAGTGGCTCCTGAATACGCCGAAGATCAGTCTAAGAGGGGCTAATCTGAAGTATGACCTGATCTGGGAATATGTGAGGTCTGGATTAGAGTGTACGAACTTCAAGTTCGACACCACGCTGGTTGGCTGCCTGCTTGATGAGGACAGGACCAACAGCCTTGATGTGCATACCAAGATTTATGTGCCAGAACTTGGCGGCTACAGTGATGAGTTCGATGCTGCACAAGATAAGGCCAGATTTGACCTGATACCAAAGCAGACCCTGATACCCTACACCGGAGGAGACGGGGATGCTACGTTGCAGGTGGCCACTGTACTGAAGAAGGAGTTGCTTGCAGACCCGAAGTTGGCGGCCTTTTATGTGAATGTGCTGCACCCAGGCTGCCGAGCGTTTGAGAAGATTGAGCGTGGCGGTGTTCTAGTGGACCTGCCAAGAACGCTTGAGTTACAGAAGAAGATGGATGCTCATCTGGATGGCCTGTTACAGAAGGCCAAGATGATTGTTGGCGGAAGGATTGTAGCCAAGCACTTCGATAATAGCAAGCGTGGCGATCTGAATCTGACGAAGCCTTCGATGCTGGTTGATTTCCTGTTTAGTCCTATGGGCCTGAACTTGAAGCCGAGAGCGTTTACTCCGAAGCCTAAGAAGGATGGCACGAAGGTTCCGAGCACTGCGATGGATAACCTGCTTGAGTTTGAAGACAACGAGGATGCCGCGCCATTCATTGAACTGTTGAAGGACTACTCTAAGACCCAAAAGGCCAGGGTGACCTATATTGGGGAGCTTGGAGAGTCTGGCTTCTTGCAGTATTTGAGGTCAGATGGCCGATACCACCCAGTGTATTGGCTGTTTACTGGAGATGCAGACGAAGATGAGGGCGGAACTGTTACTGGTAGGCTGAGTTGTAAGTGTCCTGCGTTTCAAACGGTGCCAAAGCACCATCCGTGGGCGGAAGAGATTCGCAAGTGCTTTATAGCACCCCCAGGAATGTTACTAATGGAGCGTGATTACTCGCAGGGAGAACTGAAGATCGTTGCCTGTATTGCCGGTTGCAAGAGTATGTTGGAGATTTACGCGGCTGGCAAAGATTTGCATGTTGACACTGCTGCTTTCGTTTCAGGTATGACCTATGACCAGTTGGCTGCTTTAGAGGCTACAGATAAGTATTTGTTTGAGGAGACCAGGCAGAAGGGTAAGGCTGGGAATTTCGGACTTGTGTACGGTATGAGTGCTTGCGGCAATGATGGCAAGGGCGGCTTTGTTGCCTACGCCAAGAAGACCTACCGCGTGATTATGGCCCCCGCAGACGCTGAGAAGTTTCGTGCGGGGTTCTTTGCGCAGAAGCCAGAGTTGGTCGCCTATCACAAGGAGTACAAGGCATTTGCTCATGCTAACGGCTATGTAAGAACACCCATGGGGCGCATACGCCATCTGTGGCTGATTAACTCGCCTTTGAGAGAGATTGCTTCCAAGGCTGAGAGGCAGGCCGTAAATTCGCCTGTTCAGGGTGCCCTGTCGGATATGATGATTTGGTCTCTGGCTCTGGAAGATGCCGCAGGTTACACAAAGGAGTGCCCTGGTTTTGGTGTGGTACATGACGCGGGCTACAACTACGTGCCGGAAGATAATGCTGCGATGTGGGGTAAGAAGCACAAGGAAATCATGCAGAATCTTCCGTTTGAGAGGGTTGGCTGGCACCCCCAGTTGCAGTTTACCGCTGATGTAAAGGTTGGGCCGAACATGGGCGAGCTTTCAAAGTTGAAGTGTTAATTTTGCAATCAATTGCAAATAATACTTGACAAATTAAGTATTTGTGTTACGCTTAATTCGTAATCAAATAAGCCTCAATGGAGTGAGCCATGATTGCTAATCTTTGGTTCTTCGATGCCAGCAAAAACAGCGACAAAACCTACGATGTCTGCCTGGACCAGGTGCAAGGCACATATTGCGTGTACGCCCTGTTCGGCAGGCGCGGTGCAAGGCATCAGTCACTGTTTCAGATTTACAGCGGAAACGATCAGGTGCAGGCTGTTCGTGCCTACGACAAGAAGTTGAACGAGCAGCTTCGCCAGGGCTACAAAGTTTGCACGCCCGTAGCGGCGTAGGAGTGAGAAAGTGAAGATTTTCAGTAAAGGGCAAATGGTTGACGTGTCTGATGCCGAGACAGAAGAGTATGTCTGCAAGATGACTACCTCTGCCCTGGCCTTTGACACGATGAGTTCCAGTTTGTATGCTGACCGAGTATCCGCCATCATCCGTGAGTTGTCATGCAATGCCTATGACTCTCACGTAGCTGCTGGCTGCAAAGACAGGCCGTTTGACATTCACCTGCCAACTGAAGATGAGCCGTGGTTTATGGTGCGAGATTATGGCACCGCCCTTCAGGATGAAGCCGTGTTTGATCTGTTTTTCGATTTCTTCAGTAGCAACAAACAGAAGACGAACAAGCAGATAGGCGGCTTTGGTATTGGCAGTAAGTCGCCTTTCTCCTATGTACGGGAGCACAAACGCGAGTTTTTTGTGATCGTCAGGATGTGCGGCGAGAAGCGCACCTATAAGGCGTACATCAATCAGGATGGGTTGCCTGCGGCGGTGAGAGAAAGCACGGAGCCCACTGATGAAGAGACGGGCATTGAGGTAAGGTTCGATGTCCAGGAGAAAGACAATTGGGAGTTCCGAGTCAAGGCAGAGCGAGTACTTGAGTTCTTTGAGCCTTTGCCCAACATAAATTTTGGGATAGACGTTGACCACGCCAACTACAAGTTGGAGGGAAAACGCTGGAAATTGCGCGGCAACCACGGGTACAACAGACCGCGAGTTATCATGGGAATGGTGCCCTACAAGGTAGAGGGCTTGAAGGAACTGGAACTTACGGAAGAAGAGCAGATGGTGCTAAGTATGCCTTTAGACATCTTCGTTCCGATTGGCACCGTATCACCGGCAGCAACCAGAGAGTCCCTGACGAATGACAAGAGCACTGTCGAGAAGTTGCGCAGTCTGATGTTCGACATTTATGGGGAGATGGAAGAGTCGATTGCCGAGAAGTTGGGCGATTATGAGAGTGGCTGGGCGAAGCTGAAGTACCTTCGTAGTTTCAGTAATTCACCCTTGGCTCCGTTTGTTACTAAGCTCAAAGAGAAGGTGGTGCAAGACCAGAGCGTGTTCTCCCAGCCTACCCTGAAAGCCATAGACTTTCCTGGCTTGATGGTTCGGAGTTACACGAAGAACTACCACAGCACGTCCTCGACGGACCTAATGAAAGATGGTTCCGGCAGCATTATGCTGAATGATGACTATGGGCTGCTGTCCAACTCTGATATAGAGTTCATGTTTATTGACCGACCTGTGGGAGGGGATACCCAAGCCAGGGAGTACATAAAGTCGTGGGGTTATGGGAGTGGCAAGCAGCTTGTGGCCTTATTCCCTTCGACTGCGGCAAAAATAGCCTTTAGCATGGAGGCTTTCTTGGCAGAGGCGGTGAAGTTTATCAATGCTCTGGGTGGTCCGAGCTATATCTTGCTGTCGAGTCTGCCGCAGCCTGAGAAGCCGGTGGTTGTGAAGGGACCGCCAGTGAGGTCTGTTGTGTACACTTGGGCAGGGAGTTCGTTCACGAGTTGTTGGGACCGTACCACTACGCCAGTGCCCACAGAAGGCGTGCAGTTTTATGTGAGGACGATGTATGGTAAGCCCATAGACCTGAAGGACAGCCTGGATAGCCATGACCTCAAGAAATGGCTGATTATCGTGAGAGGTATGCCCTTCACTGACTTCAGCGAGTCAGATAGTTTGTACTCGTTTGTGCCTTCCCAGAAGATTCCTTCAGGTGCAAAGTGGGTAGATTTGGTGGCCCATGTGATTGAACGTGCCATTGATTGGGCGAAGGAGAATCCTCAGAAGCGCATCTCGAACCTAAATGTTCTGGAGAACTGCTGCAACCTTCAAACTTTGAGACAGTATGTTCATGAGATGGGGCTGTCTTCTTTGTACAGGGAGGCGTGCGAATTTCTAAGGGAAGCAGAGAAAGAAACGTTTGAGGATCATGGCATAGGTACTGTGTTCGCTTGGCTGAAAGATGATGCGCCGAGCACTGAGTACCAGAAAACGATAACTTCTGATGAGGCTGTCGTGAAGTGTATTGCCAAGAAGGTGATGGAACGCTACCCGCTGGTTGTCAGCAATAATTGGGCAGACATCAAGTTGTCTATGTTCTATATCAACAGCATTGATGAACGGGTTGAAAGAGAGGTTGTAGAAGGTAGTTGGCTCATAGGAGAAGCAAAATAAATCGCTGAAGTGTCGCTTTATCCTTGACAAACTATGCTATTGTGTCACGCTATACGTGTAATCAAATTTGGAACCCAATGGAGTGGGACACATGGCAACGGCAACCTCTTTCGCATCATCAATGATGGCAGCGGGCTTCAAAGCTGGCTTGTTTACGGCAACCCGTGTGAAGAAGGACGGAACCTTGAAGAACTATCAACGCACCGGAATCTACTGGCCTCGCCTTCGCCGGGGTGAGAGTTGCAGCACCCGGCGTGAAGTTCGCTGAGTTTACCGCTCCACTTGAGCGGCAGTGAGTGCGGGTACTCGTTACCTGCGATGAGCTAACCTACTGAGAGGTGAGAACATGTGGCGCTAGTTTGAAAGACAACTGAAAGGCATGAAAGCCCTAGTAGAATCGGATTACAGTGAGGGCATGGACAGATGGTAGCGAGGTGAGGGCACAGCCCGTTTGTAACTGAGCAGGATTCTGAAAGTGAGCGACCTGGCTGATCCGATTCTACTAGGGCTTTCTTGTGCAATTGATTGCAAGAAGATGCTAAGATTAGACATATAGCTTGAAGCACAAGAGGCGAGTATGTCAAAAGCAAAGACCGGGGAAATTGTTCCATCGCTAGGCCCCAAGAACGAGTCAAAGCACTACTTTATACAGAAGACTATCGCCAATGATACCTGGTTGGTGAAGGCTCAGTCCTCCATTGAGTTGGAAGACGAATGGGCGAGTTTGTACTATACCGCCCAGAACCAGTCGAACATCTTCCTGATGCCCCCGTTCGATCCCGAAGTGCTGTTGTCTCTGGTGATTACGAACAACGTGCTGAGTCAGTGCATAGAAACCATGGAAGTAAATGTAGATGGCACCAGTCACACGTTTGTGCCCTACGACGAAGACACGGACATTGACCCCGCAGAAGAGAAGCGGGCGAGGCAGTTATTCGAGGAGCCGTGCCCTGGTGAGAACATGGTCGCCATCAGGCGCAAGTTGCGCAAGGAGTTAGAGGCTGTTGGCTATGGCTATCTGGAAGTTCTGCGGAACTTGGCCGGTGAGGTGGTTGGCTTCAGGAACATCAACACGCATAATGTACGCATGGTGAAGCTCGATGAGCCTGTCATGGTGTCAAAAACGGTGATGCGTGACGACGAAGAAGTTGAGTTGAGTATGTGGGTACGAGAGCGTCGGTTCGCCCAGCGTGTAGCGTTGAAAACCCTTGTTTATTACAGAGAGTTTGGCGCGACACGCAACGTAGACAGAAACAATGGTAAGTGGGAGACGAAGAACCAGCCTATTGAGTTGCAGAATCAGGGGACTGAACTACTGGTGTTCGGTGTGCATCCCGACATAAAAACGCCCTATTACCTGCCCCGGTGGATCAACGAGATGCCCTCTGTAGTTGGAAACAGAAAAGCCGAAGAGATGAATCTCGAATTTCTTGACTCTGGTGGAATGCCGCCAGCGATCATCTTTGTGCAAGGCGGAACCTTGGCAAAAGATACGACTGAGCAACTGAAAATGTACCTGTCCGGCCAAAACAAGAATAAGTACCGGGCGGTGATCGTTGAAGCCCAGTCTTCCAGTGGGTCGTTAGATGCCGCAGGCAACGTCAAGGTGACGGTGGAGAGGTTTGGTGCGGAGCGTGCGCAAGATGCCATGTTCCTGAAGTATGACGAGAGAACCGAAGATCATGTGCGCGTTGGTTTCAGGCTGCCGCCGTTGTTCCTTGGCAGGCCGAATGACTACAACTTCGCAACGGCGCAGACTGCTTACCTGGTAGCTGAAGCCCAGGTGTTTGGGCCTGAGAGAGACGCTTTTGATGCAAGAATCAACTCGACTATCATGAAGGAGCTTGGCTACAAGACGATCAAGTTCCAGTCGAAGCCGATTACACTGAAGGACATGCAGAGCACGCTGACAGCTTTGGGCGTTGCCAAGGATTTGGCGACAAGAGAGAGTTTGCTGGAGACGATCAACAAGCTGACTGGCCTGAACCTTGAGCTTGCACCTGCTCCACAGCCTGACAGCGTGGCAGGGCAGTATGCTCCTGTGGACGCTTCAGGTAACCCGATTCCTCCTACGCAGACTCAGGGAGGGCGGCCTATACCGCTAGGCCCAGATCAACTAGCCCAGCAGAATCCACCGCAGCCACCGCCAGCAAGAGGTGGTGTGCAGAAGCCTGCATTCCAACAAGGGCCGCCACAGGCAGCGTTGCCAACTCCGCAGCCCATAGTTAAACCGGCTGTGGTAGGACCAGGAGCGCCAAAGAAGAAGACGGCCATTGAACTGATCGACCTGGCACAAGAGTATGTGCTGGCCAAAGGTCTTGTGCAGAAGAGTGAGGCTGATCCTAAGAAAGCCGAAGTTCTGAAGCAGGAGATCATGGAATTGAATGAGAAAGATCGACAGGCGCTGAACAGCCTTATTGCCACGTACACCTATGGTGCCACGAGCGAGAACCTGTCTGTTTTGGCTGGGAGGTTGTAATGTACGCAGAAGTGCTGAAGAACAACCCGAATCATGACCCGTCCACAGGTGAGTTTACGTCTGCTGGTTCTGTAGGAGACCATCCTAAGAACTGGATTAAGCCAGACTCGACTAAGAAAGAAATTGGCGACAAAGTAAATGCTGCTGTTGCATCAACTGGTTTGGATTTCGGTAAGAACAAGAAGGAAGGCAGTGCCGAGGTTTGGGGCCATAAAGTAGAAGTGAAGGTGAATGAGGCTGGCGAAAAGACGGTGCATGTGAACGGCCATGAAGCAGGTCAGAGTTATGACAACCCTAAAGGAAAGTTGACGCGGGAGTTGTATGGCATTGCCTATGGTGCCCAGAGAGAAGCTAGACCTGCTACAGATTTACAGGCTTCCATTGCCGAGGACTATTTCAAGTCTAATGCCAAGTCTGGCAACCCAAGCATGAAAGCAGACTTTGCCTCGATTCTGAAGACAGGTGGTTTTGCAATTGATTGCAAATAACTCTTGACAAACCGTGCATTTGTGCTACGCTTAAAGTATCAAATTTATGAATTACAGAGACTATCTCGAACTCGAAACCACCCTCACCAGAAGGCTTGTAAAGGCATGGCGAGAGAATGCTGATCCTGTTTATGCTGAAATAGCCAAGGCAGTGCAGGATGGCCATTTCCAGATAGCCAAAGACTTAGTTCCCAGTCTTGATATGTTCCCTGTGGGGGAACAAAACCGGGAGTGGATACGAGCCATGTTAGCCTCGATAGCTACTTGGGGAGCCTCGAATGTGGTTGCTGACCCACATTTCAGTTTGCAGGGAAAGAATGGTCAGGTTCTGGACAACGTGGTTGATCTTACCCTCGCCTACCTAAAAGGAAATGCTACAGCCCAGGTGAGAGACCAGGCGTTGCAATCAATTGCAGCCGCTGAAGGCAAGGTAGCCAAGAAAATCGATTTCAGCTTGCCTGAAGAGATGGCCGATATTGAGCCTAACGGCAAGTCTGATGACTTCAAGGCCATCGAGAAGCACATGGTGTTCCTTGCTGACCAAGCACTCAACACCTATCAGTTTGAGGCCGAGAAGTTCTACACCGCTACCAAGAACGATAAATGGCGGGTTACGTCAGCCCTACAAAAGGCCATACGGCGTGGGGACTTAGCCGAAGCAAGAAAGATGGCGGTAAAGGCTGTAGAGCTAGACAGCTATTATGCGTGGCGCAGGATGACAACCATAGCTGTTGAGGATGTTTCCTTTGGCAACTGCCCTGTTGTCGCTATGGTGCTGGCCACAAGTTCTAATATGGAAATCAGAAAGAAGCATGGCGATGGCAAGGTTGCTGCCTTCGTTGCAGAGCAGTTGGCAGGTTCCGTGAAGGACAGGATGGGTTGTGATGTAGCCTGCCTGGGGATTTATGGAGCAACCCTGCCCTTTTTAGGACTGGTAGAAAGCCTTGAGAAGGCGAGTAAAGAAGACCTTGCTGAAGAAGCTAGGGCCGAAGGCCCGGTGTTGAACAGAGCGTCAGCACTGAAGGTATTGTATGACAGGTGCAAGGTAGACAAAGATTGGACCCTGTATGCCGAGATGGTGCGCTCCTTCGAGCTTCCGCCACTGATGTCCTACATGGCGTTGAAGTCCAGCTATAAGGCGATTGATTCTTTGGCTGCTACCCTGCCACTTGCTGCGAAGATTGCCCGTGATTCCACTCAATTTAAGATCAGAAGAAATGAGCTTCCTGCTACCGAGCATGTTGGGGATTACCAGAGTGTAGCTTTCGACCAGTACACCCAGACAGGTAGGAGCAGTCTGGCCTATTTCTCGAAGGCGAGTGCTGGTGCAAGGCACTTTTTTAGTGAAAATGAAGTGACCAACAAGTGCGATGCCTTGGGAACAGTGCTGTTTAACACTGAAGGTAGTTTGCTTGATAGAGAGCTTGTTTTCGATCTTACTGATGTGATTCGGGAGAAGGTAGTCAAGATCGAGTATGTGAAGGTTGGCTTGCCTCTCGCTAAAGGGCAAGAGTTGGCTGCTGTGTTAAAGAGTGACTGCGAGATGTTACAGAAGGCTCGCACCAGAGTGTTTGAAAGGGAGCAAGCAGAGTACCTGGAGAAGCACCCTGAAACTGCCCAGCTTGAATTGTCGTTCAAGGCTGAGTACCAGTACGGCAGTACCCAGATTAACATTCACCCAGAGAGTGAAATGGCCCAGGAGATGGAGAGGTTGAAGGGGCTGATAGCCGACGAGGATTTGGCGGGTAAGGGAAAAGAGACTGAGAACCATGTAACGATTCGCTACGGCCTGGTTAGTGGCAAAGACGGCGTGCACGAGTATCTGAAGAAGCAAGGCCCGTTCGACATGGTGCTTGGCGGCATCACGGTATTCCCTGAATCAGAGCACAGTGATGGAGCCTGCCCTGTAGTGCTCGACATCAACGCGCCAGACCTTGAAAGAATGAATGCTGAATTGGCGAAAGCCGGGAAGTTTAAGGAAGCTGATTTCGAGTACCACCCCCATGCGACACTGGCCTATGTTAAGCCTGAAGTTGCTGATAAGTATAGACTTATGGGTGTGAATGGCCGGAAGTATTATCCGATTTCTGCTGTTATCTCGAACACCGAAGGAGAGCAGGAAGAGGTTCCGCTGTGTGGTGCAGCCAAGGCAGACGACAGCTACATCAAGCCTTTGGTAAGTTTTGGAGAAGATGGCGATGACCAGCTACAGATGATCTCGTCGCTGAACTCCTCGCGCATGGCCTCTTGGGGTTTCATAGCTGAAGCAGACGCAAGAAACGTGAGAGAGTACACCTGGACAGAGCAGGATGACTCACGCACTTGTGAGTTCTGCCGCATGATGCTCAACGAAGCACCAACGTTTCAGGTAGAGGATGCCCGCTCACTGGTGAACAGAGCTTTGGCCTGTACTGACCCGAATGATCTAGCGACTATACAGCCCTGGCCAGACCAGTCTGATGATGCAATGGCTGAGTATGACGGTCTTGAAGACGAGGCTCTGGCCGATAAGTTGGCCGATCAGGGATTCCAAGTAGGGCCGTACCATCCTGGTTGCCGGGGGCACATGGCTATGGTTGCTGAAGAGGCTGAAGAAGCTGAACAGAACCCAGATATGCAGGTGCTGCCTGAGTATACTGCTACGCCTGACACCTTTGACGAGATGGGTATGGATGTTTCTGGTGAGGAAGCCGACAAGTGGAATTCTGCTATTGGATTGAACCCCATGGATGTGTTGAGCACGCTTGCTGGCAAAGACGCTTCGGAGATGCTGGAGGATAAGCTGTCGTCTCTGATTTCCTTTGAGAAGAATGGTGATGTTGCTGTATCCACTGAATTGGCTGATGACGCTGGTAACGTTGGCTTCAGCATGGACCCGATTACCGACAGGATGTATGTGGACAACATCGACCTGGCGGAACAGGTCGCAGGCGAAGAAGGCGCTACATTAGAAGACGTGCTTGGGTCAATGATTGACATAGGCACCAGCGCCGGGGCAGGGAGTCTAACAATGGAAATCTCAGAAGCCTCGGCTACTGCTCTAGGGAAGATGGGGTTTACTCCTAGTCCTTTGAAGTGGCAAACGATTCGTATGGATGCCCAAGACAAGTTAAATGGCCCTTTGAGAGATGCCGTGAAAGAGCTGTCTCCTGACGAGCAAACGACAATCTTTAGCTTGTTGGCGAGTAATGATGAGTCGAGTTTCTCTACGCTGTGCCAGTTGCCTATAGAAGTATATGGCAAGCCTTTAGCAGAGCAGTTGTTTGGCGATTTGACTGGCCCTCTTAGCCTAGATTTGTCAGACGAAGATGCGGTAGCTCAGGCGAAAGAGTATCTGGGGGGCGAATGAAAAGGCCAAAGAGTCCGAAAGTAATAGATAATGTTGATAAAACTAGAAGCCTGTTTGCGGGCATTCACCAGAAGCAGGTGAACCCAGAAACAGTTAAGTCACGCTCTTTGTTCAGGTTAGTGGCAAACCACGGCATGTCCCATAAGAAGGCACGCAAATTGTTAGGTTTGCCTATAGAAAAGTTGTAGTTGTCGATCAGACAGGTTATTCTGGAAGTGCAATTGATTGCACGGCCATCGAGTGACCATGAGCGACAGAATTCCCACCGTAAAACTCGCCGCTGAAGACAGGCATCTCGTGTATGGTGAGGTGTATGCACCAGATCGCCCAGATGCCCAAGGGGAGTTCATGCGTGCGTCTGAGATTGAGAAGATGGCTCATGAGTTTGCCCGCAAGAATCAGATGGGACAGATTGACGTAATGCACGACAATGAAGTTGTAAATGGCGCTTCTGTCGTTGAATCCTTTATTGCAAGGAAGGGTGATCCTGACTTTATTGAGGGTGCCTGGGTGGTCGGTGTGCATGTACCCGACGAAAAGCTCTGGCAACGCATAAAGAAAGGTGATATAAATGGATTCAGCATGGAAGCCCTAGTAAGCAGGCATCCACAGCAGGTTGAAGTTGAGATGCCCCCGGTGGTCCGGGGATTGACCAGCAAGACAGAAGATCATACGCATGACTTCTATGTGAGCTATGATAGAGAAGGAAACTTCAAGGGTGGCACCACCAGCATGGTTGAAGGTCACAAGCACGACATCATCGCTGGAACCCATACAGAGACGGTACGGGGTCATAGCCACCGTTTCAGTTCTGTAGATGATCTGAGGATTTTGTAATGGCGCTGAGACTCAAGAGGAATCTGGCTGAATTGCGGGATGGTGATGTCCGGTTCATCTCTCTTGTTGACCGGGCCGCAACCAGAATGCCGTTTAGAGTGGTTAAGCGTCAGGGGGACGAAGAAATGATCGACTTGAGCGCGATTGGCAAAGGCAAGATCGTAAAGGGTGAGCAGGTTCAAGAACCTGAGAAGCCGTCAATAGCGGCTGTTGTCGTGTTCGAGCGCAAGGGTGATAGCGCCAATGCCAAGATCGCTGAAGCAATCAAGGCGGCTGGTCTGTCGATTGAACACGCCGTGAAGAACGAAGACAAGACCATCACTTATATGCAGGCTGCTGAGATGCCGAAGGACGTGAAACTGGTTCGGCTGAGTGACCAAGTTCTTGTCGCCGTGAAGGGTTTCCAGCCAGGTGGAGAGGGCAAAGAGTCGGATTTTGCGTCGTCTGCGAATTCCTCTGGCTTCTACCAAGGTGTTGATTCCGCGCTGGACGTGCTGTTCAGCAAGATTTGTGCAGTGTTGCAGGATGCCACTGCCCCCAAAGACGCAGCTTCCAGCATCGATCAGCTTGTCGAAGGCTTTGGCGAGTACGTCAATGAACTGGTGACTAAGCTGCCCGCCGAAGCATTCAAGGCCGACATCTCTGTTCGTAGCACTATTGCGAAGGGTCTTGCATGGCTCGATGCGACCAAGAAGTTTGAAGCGGCCAAAACAGCTAAGAAGATGGGCGGCATGAGTGTGGACGGCCAGACGGACAAGGATGCTGATGATCCCGATGGCGTGAACCTTTTGAGTCTGACCGTAACTGTACCAGAAGGTTTCACCGGGAACCCGGATGACTGGTCTGGCATGGAAGATGGCCAGGAAGAGACCAGCACATGGGTCGCAGATTCAACTAACAATCGGGGTCACCAAGACCCGTCGCAAGCGAAAAAGGGAGACATCATGAACCTTCAAGATTTGTTTAAGCAGCTTCAGACTAAGCCTGAAGGCTTTACTGATACCGATGGCGACTGGGCGGCCATGAGTACAGGTGACAAGATGAGTTGGCTGGATGCCTCGTACAACAAGGCAAATGCGCAGGGCGCACAGGCTGACAAGAAGGATGTCGTAGAAGCTGCTCGTAAACTTGAACTTGTCCAAAAGGACTGGTCCGAGTGGAATGCAAATAGAGCCTCTAAAGCTGGTGCGTCTGCCGAGGAAGCCCACACATCTAGTGGGCACGAAAAAGCGGCTGCGTTTCATGCCGCTGCTGCTAACTATCATGAGGCCCAGGCAAATGCCACTACAGACCCAGACACTAAGCAAGCACACTTGGATGCTGCTGAGTTGCATAATGACGCCTATGATGCTCATAGCAGACAGGCAGACGAAGATCACTCTGCCCCTGGAGGCGGTAAGGGGTCTCAGGATGCCCAGGATGCCAGTGTTGATGCGAATGAGGCATCACGTAATCTGAAAGCCTATAAGAGGGAAGGCACGAGAGTAAAAACAGCCAAGAAGGATTGTGCGAAGTGCCACAAGAGTCCTTGTGAGTGCCCCGCTGCAAAGACTGGTGATGCTGTGAATGACGACACCAAGGATGAGCATGACGACAAGGCCGCTGATTCCAAGAAGCTGGACGCAGTTCTGGCTGGCCTCGCCACGCTGACGAACCAGGTGACAGAGAGTACCAAAAAGATGGCCGCTCTCGAAAGTAAAGTTGACACAGCCGTTCAGAAATCCGACAATGTTGAAAAGAAGCTCGGTACAACCGTTCTTGCGATGCCGAACAACGAAGACTTTCCAACGAACGGCGTGAAGGTTGTGAAGAAGGACAGTGATCCGCGCACCGGGAATTTTGACACAGCAATGCTTTCGCGGCGTCAGAAGAGGGAACAGTTGGCCAGCAAGTAAGCTGGGAAGACGAGCAACGGTTTGCAATCAGTTGCAATTTTTGGAGGCAGGAGCTAGATATGAATAACCAAGAGATTATCCAGAAGGCGGATTTTGCACTGGCTGATTTGCAAACGGCTGGTAAACTCAACCCTGAGCAGACCGACCAGTTTATCCGCACGTTGATTGACCAGCCCACCATCCTGGCCACTTGCCGCACAGTTGCGATGAGTTCGCCTGAGATGAAGATCAACAAGATCGGCTTCGGTAGCCGCATTCTTCAGGCCGCGACTGAGTACACCGCGCTGTCTGATGCACAGCGTGTGAAGCCTGACCTTGGTCAGATCATCCTGAATACTCAGGAAGTGATCGCTGAGATCAACCTGTCGTATGACGTGATCGAGGACAATATCGAGCGCGGCAACGTCAACGTGCCCCTGCAAACGGGCGCGGGTGGTCTTCATCAGACCATCGTTGATCTGATCGCAGAGCGTGCCGCTCTGGATTTGGAAGAGCTTGGCATCAAGGGCGACACGACCAGTACCGATCCGTATCTGGCCCTGAGCAATGGCTTCCTGAAGCTGGCCACTGCGAACGTTGCCAGTATCGGCGCGGCTTTTGACAAGAACGCGGTGAAGTCGGCTCTGAAGACCATGCCTACCCGCTACCTGCGCAATCGTAGCTCGCTCGTTCACTTTGTTTCGGTGGACAACGAGACCGAAATGCGCGACCAGTACGCCAGCCGTCAGACGGCAACTGGTGACCAGAACCTGGAAGGCTCGCTGCCACTGTATATCTTCGGCTCGAAGATTGCTCCGGTTGCGCTCATGCCTGGTGACCAGGGCCTGTTCACTGACCCGATGAACCTGGTGTTCGGCGTACAGCGCAACATTCAGATCGAGTACACGAAGGACATCCGGGCACGTTGCTTTGTGATCGTACTGACCGCTCGCGTGGCTTTCGCAATCGAGGAAGTCAATGCGATGGTGAAGTACACGGGTCTGGTAGGATCGCGGTAACCAGTTGTACATGTTGTAATTGGCAGTACGGCACTGGGCGGGTCGCAGCTAGGCCCGCCCTATTTTTTCGAGTACAGACCCATGGATCATTGGAGGAGAAATGGCTCTTAGTGTAGGTAGCAAAGAAGGCGCGTCACCAGAAAAGGCGACGAGTGGGCAGGCAAAGACTGAAACTGTTAAGGTCGAGCTTGCGCTGTACAACCGATACAACCGGCGCGGCACCCATTTTGAAAAGGGTGTTGTGTACAAGATGAGTACGAGGCAGGCTCTGGAACTACTGAGTGAGACTGACCACGGGCGGCAGATTTTCAAGCTCCATGCGAGCGCCAAGCCTGTCCAGAAGCCCAAAAACAAGAATCTCGATGAGACTGGCGCTGTGGACTTGTCCGCGAAGGACTTGAACAAGCCTACCGTTGATACGCCTGATGGCGACAACAAGACCAAGGAAAATCGGATTGACATCGGTGATGAGTCCGAGATTCTTGAAGTTGTCCAGCAAATCGAGAAGGCCGCTGAATCTGCTGACGACGCAGAAGTGTAAGGAAGGCAGTCATGCCCCAACAATCGATGCCACTATACGTGAATCCTGATGATGTAATCGAAAGAATGCAGCTTCAGGGGAGCCTTGCTGGTGTTCAGGAGCTAGTAGAGTCCGCGATTGTTGGGGCACAACTGCATGTGCAGGGATGCATAGGGTCTGAGTTCGGTACTCAGGCGAGAAATGACCTGTTCTTTTGTGATGACGATGCTTTCTCTGGGATCAAGCCAGGTGGCATGTTCCGCCTAGAGCTTACGTCAGGTTTTGTTAGGCAGGACCAGCCCATCACTCTGAATTTTGGTAGTAACTGGATGATGACTGATGCCCAGACGGTTCCAAGTGGAACCTACCTGGTGGATTTTGATAAGGGGTATGTGCTGGTTGACGGCAAACTGTATGCCAACAAGTTTGTGCAGGTAGGTTACACGTCAGGATTTCAGGCGTCTGTGCCGACACCAGCGTTGCCCGTAGGAGAAACCCCTACGGTGTATGACCCTACACTTGTGTACGATCTCAACGATGTTGTGACCTATCAAGGAAACACCTTCATTTGTTCTACGCCGAGTGGGGTTGCAGGCACGCTTCCTACGGTGATTGTGAATTGGACTCAGGTTGTGTACGGGCCAGAGCAGATTCCGCAGGATTTGTACGAAGGCATCATTTCGGATATTCCGGCGTTGCTGAATGCCGATGAGTCTACGAACAGGGCACAGCAAGCCGCGCTGATGTACAAAACGCTTTCGGATCACACCCAGATTTTGCTGAAGAAGTATTTTAGGCTGAAGGGCTTTACGAACCGGCCAGTGAATGTATGAGCGACCTATTCAATGTCCAGGTAAAGGGGCTTGAGCAGCTAGATCGAGTTGAAGAAGCCTTGAATAAAGGCTTGAATATTGACAAGATTCTGGATGAAGGCTCCGCTATCATCTTCAATCGCCTGAGAACAAGATTCTTGGAGGCTATGGACCCGTCAGGTGACCCGTGGGTTGTCTCTAAGGCTGCTGAGAAAAGAGCCGAGAGTGGGCGCGGTGGCTTGACGGGTTTTGACAGTGGAAACCTGTTTCATAGCTTGCAGTTGTTTAGGGATGCCGACTGGGAGAGGTCCATTGGTACTGATGTAGATTATGGGCCTTATTTCCAGTGGGGGCCGCCAGTCAGATTGTTCTTGGGATTTGCCCCAGACGATGAGATGATGATGGAGAGGCTGGTAGAGCAAAGGATCAGTGAGGTTCTAAATGGCTGATGCAAAGCCAGCACAGGTTATGGAGGAAGTGAAGGGGCTGGTGCAATCAATTGCACCGTTTCAGAACTCCACCGTATTCGTGTATGACGAGGACGACCTGGAAAACAAGTTGAAGGGCGCTCAGTTTCCTGCTGTTGGCATTATCTACAATGGCATGAGAAAGAAGCCTGAACAAGGTAGGTCAGCACATCTTGGCATTTCGTGTGACATGATGTTCACTGTGATGCTTGTGCAAAAAGGCCAAACAATAGTAGTGACAGATACCAAAGTTGCTTCGATTGACTTGCTGGACGCATTACGAGGTGCTATTCTTGGTGTCAGAAGCATTACGGGTCACTTCTACTGCTTTGAGATGGAAGCACCTGGAAGGCCGAACAAGGGTTTGATTTTTTGGGGTCAGCGGTGGGCAGTACCCGTACAGTTGACGCCGGTAAAAAATAACATTGCTTGAAGGAGATCATCATGGCGAACAAGAAACAGATGGAGTTCGGAGCGTATGCGGTAACCCCGCTTACCTATGTGTCGGCGTCAGCCACTCTGCCGGTAGCAGACGGCGAGTATGTCATCAATGGTGCGGCTGCCGTGACGGTGACCCTGCCCTTGCCTAACCTGCAAAATGCTGCGGGTGTGTATGTGCAAGACGGTACGAAGATGGTGTTCCGTGCAGCTACTGCGCACGCCCATCTGGTTGAAGGACCGGCCCTCAGCATCAATGGCGCTGACGACAAGGTGACTTTCGCCGCCATCGGTGATAAGGCCGAGTTTGTGGCTGTCAACGGTGTGTGGGTTGTTTCCACCAGTCTGGCCCTGGCCGAGGTTTAGTTGACGCGGGTCAGCATCTGCTTGGGGAGGTAGGTGCTGACCCAACCGGGATTTAGTGGTAAGTTGTAAATGAGATTGAAGGAGAACGCACATGAGTTTGCAAACTGTTGGAAGTCTTGGCTACGGCGGCGAGCACCTGAATACGGATTTGCCGAAGATTCTTATTGAGCTTCAGTCGCTCACCATCAGCGGGCCGATTGCGGGCGCTGGTTCTGGAGTAGCCCTGCCTGTTGCAGACAAGGGCGGAATCCTGATTGAAGACACGCTTGTAAAGGTGCTTTCAGTTGTGACTGCTACTGGGGTGTGGACCGATCAGACTGCTGTCGCTTCAATTGTTGACCTTCGCGCAAGCGGAACGTTGACCATTGGCGCGGTGGTTGCTGGCGATACGGTGACGGTGGATGGACGGGTGTACACGTTCACTGCCATCCAGATGAACAACTCGACCAACCTGGCACCTGGCGTGGTTCCGATTGGTGTGACGGCTGCGGTGACGGCTGCAAATCTGGCGCAAGCCATTAACTCGCAGGACGACACAGTGATTGCAACCGCTGGGGCCAATGTGGTGACGGTTCAGGCCGCTGCGACTGGTGTTGCCGGTAACGCAATTGGCATCAGTGCGAGCAACGGCGACGTGGTGGCGGCCCCTGGTGCGACTCTTGCTGGTGGCAGTGCAACGAACGCCATCAATATTGCGGCAGTGACCACGGGCAGCCAAGTGTTTGTCGTGTGGTTCGAGCATGATCGTAACCTGTTACAGCCGTAGTAGCTTACGGCTGTAGCACTACCTGGCAGTAAGCGTGATTTCTGAATGAGGAGAACGAGATGAGCACTTTTGATGCAGCGAATTATTATTTCAGTGGGCAGGGCGTGGTCATGATTGCCGCGAAAGACCCTGTTACGGGGTTGGCCAAAGGCTACCGCCCTGTGGGAAACTGCTCGGCCCTCACGCTGACTGTGGCTACTACGGTTGTTGACCACAAGGGAGCGCAGGACGGCCAGCGTGCTATCGATGCCCGCTTGCAGACTGAGACGAAGCCCACGTTGTCAATGACCATTGACAACTGGGAGGCAGCGAATCTTGCGGCTGCTCTGCGTGGAAATTCGACGGCTATTCCCGCAGGAGCAGTAACAGCAGAACTCGTGAACGGGTTCCCTGGCCTGGTTAGCGGTCTTCAGTACACCAACATCAGCAGCCTGGTTGTTAGTGGTCCTGGTCCTGTTGTACTCACTCCGTACACCAACGATGAGACACCGTATGACTACAAGGAGAATGCTGCTGCCGGTTCGGTGGAACTCAATGACGGCTCGGTTGTGGCTCCTGCAAACCTGAGTGTGGCTGCAACTGCCATTGATGTGGGCGTGACGACTGAGGTTGTTGTTCCCGTCCCCGCTGGCTCGGCTGTTGGAGATGAAGTCTATCTCTATGGGTTCACAGGTGCTGATGCTGCACTGGTCAACGGACAGACCGTGGCGATTGCTACCATCGGTGGAGGCGGTGCCAACATCACGGTGCCGATTAACACGGCCACAAAGACCATTACTCTGGGTGCTGGCAAGGTGTTCTTCCTTGGGCAACCTGTGGCCCTGAGCGTGGCCTACAGCTATGGACCGCAGCAACTGACGGATGCTCTGACCCAGCCTTTGACTTCCATTTGCATGAGGTTCGAGGGCCTGAATACGGCAGAGACGAACGATCCGGTTATCATCGAAGTCTTCAAGTTCTCCACCGATCCGCTGAAGGAACTGGCCATGATTTCGGACACCTTCGGGTCGATGCAGCTTGAAGGGGAACTGCTTTCTGACCCGACCAGGAGTTCTGGCAGCAAGTACTTCCATATCAAGAGCCTGAAGTAAATCTGGCCTGAGACGGTTGAAGTTGCTAAAATGGGATTGTAGCTGAGAAAAGCTATGATCCCATTTTTGTTGCGCAAGGAGTGCGTATGAGCAAATCGAATGTGGTAAACCTCGCTGCGTTGTTAGACGTATGCGTATCCTCCGTTGAAGTAGCCCCAGGTAAGACGTTCACGGTGCGCCCTCTTAACCTCGAAGAGATGGTAAAGCTCCTAATCAGCAATCAAGAAGCCTTTTTTCACATGTATGCTGCCGCAGTTGAGGGGCAGAAGAATGATGTGATGAACCTTGCGCCTGTGCTTATGGCAGCCCCTGAGATGGCAGCAATGGTGATTGCCATCGCCTCGGATCAGGAGCCGCTAGATGAGGCCGCCGCTGCTGTTCAGGCAAGGATGCCCGCTGCCGTGCAATTGATTGCACTGACGGAAATCTTCAAGTTGAGTGTGCCTGACCCAAAAAAAACATACGCCCTGTTATCCGAGGTGATGGGGCGGCTGCAAGGCTTCGCCAAAAGTCCAGCAAAAGAAGTCCTGAAGATGTCTTCACCGGAGACATCATCGAAGCCATAGAGATTTTGACGAGTAGTGGCCATCGTTTGGCCGATGTGAAGAAGTACAGTTTTGTGTCGGCCCAGATTTTTGTGGACAAGATTCATGCGAGGAAGAAGAAAGAATTAAGAGACATGGCACTTGCCCAGAGGGTTGCTGCGAATGCTGAACCCAAGAAGTTTGAAGAATTTCTGAAGTCTTTGGAGTAGATATGGCAGCTAACATGCAAATCAACATCAATGTCCCACCTGAAGTGAAGGCCCAACTTCAGGCTGCTGCTGCGAGCATCAAAGCCGTTACGAACGCTTTAAAGGGTATGGAGGCTACGCCAGCTACCAAAGCAGCCACGGCTATCAAGGAAGTTGGGGATAAAGCAGCCACGACAGGCAAAGAAGTTGAAGTAATGTCTGAGCGCATGAAGGCTGCTAATAGGGGTTTTGTCTCGCTTGGTGGGGCAATACAGTCGGTGACTTCTGCCGTTCGTACTCTGGTTGGGGCCTTCATTGGGCTTGAGATATTTGGACAGTTTAAGGAGATGGCTGAAGCAGCCGCTAAAGCTGATCGCATGAAGATGGCCATGGAGCAGTTGGCTGTTGTATCTGGAGTGACCGTCAAGCAGATTGACCAGGTGGACAAGAACATCCAGAAAATGGGTTACACGGCTGAACAGAGCCGTCAGTTCTTGACCCGCTACATGCAAGCCAACTTAGACTTGAATAAGGCAGAGGCTACCGCTGCACTTGCCCAAAACCTGTCTGTTGCATCTGGACGCTCGTATGCCCAGGTGCTGCAACAGTTGACCTTCGCCATGCAGACGGGCCGCGCTATGTCCCTTATTCACTTAGGCATAGTAGTGGACACAAAGAGAGCCTATGCCGATTTTGCTCATACGATTGGCGTAACCGCAGGCTCTCTCGACAAACACCAGCAAGCATTAGCTGTTCAAAATGCGGTGTTGAAAGAGGGTGTAAAGTTCAATGATCTGTATGCCAATTCGTTAAAAACGGCTGGCGGTCAGATGCTAGAACTCCCGCAATTGATTGCAAAAGTGAAAGATTCTTTTGGCGAGTCTCTGCAACCAGCTTTTGCTGCTGTTGTTGGTGTTGCAGTTGAACTTCTAAAGCAACTGAATCTGATGGGTGATGATCTATCTGAAAATGAGGAAGGTGCCCAGAAGTTGGGGGCTGCCATTAAGAAGGTTGGAGACTTCCTTGTAGGCACCGTTAAGTTCTTGGGTGACCACCACAAAGCCATAATGGATATAGTGATCGCCTATGGCTCGTGGAAACTCTTGATGAACCCCATACTGACGGGCCTTATAAGTCTAGTTGGCTGGCTAAATGCAGCAGGGCCTGCCGCAGCGGTTGCGGCTACTGGTATTGACGGTGTTGCTGCGGCAGAGGGTGTTGCCACTACGAATGCCATGGCTCTTGGAACGGCGCTGCGTACTGCCTGGGAATCCGCGCTAGGTCCGTTAGGTCTTGTTGTTGCCGGAGTAACAGCTTTAACCGCAGGTCTTTTTGCTGCTCGTAGGGCTTATGACCAGGCAAATGACCCTGGTGGCCTAAAATTAGCAGCGTTTGCCAGTGGCATTCAGAAGATGAAGGAGTACATCAGTAGCGGTCAGGCTCTCAAGGATAAAATGGCCGGTCATATGAAGAACCTTGACTATTTTGTGGGCCAACAGTACCAAGACTTCCAGAAAAATGGCGTGCCACAGGCGGGTAATTCCTCTGAGCCTGGTAGCCCAGAGCAAGTTGCTGCTGCTCTTAGAGCCAAACTGTTAAAAGAAGAACAAGACGCTCAACAGAAGGCTACTGACTCTCTGTTGAAGAATGGTCAGGAAACACAGTATGGTTTCCAGAGTGCTGGAGGGATGCAGGCAAACAACTACCTAAGAGCCTTGCACCAGAAAGACATACCCGACAACATGGGAGATGACGCCATGCGTGCGGCTATCCAGAATGCTGCTAAGTCTGTGCAGACTAAGGGAGACTTGGCAGATTTTAGGAACGCACTGGACACTTTGAGAAGTACGAAGACGGTTAGTGCCGCAGTTCTCGGTGACATGAAACTTGCACTCGCGGTTGCTGCTGACCATGTTCACAAAGAGAGTCAGGCGTTTGGGTCTGATCTGGTAAATCACAAAAAAGAGATGGACAAGGCCAATGCCGAGGTTGCCGTTAATTCTGCCGATTTTGCCCTGAGTATGCAGAAGATTGCCGACAAGAAGCTGGAGGACGAGAATAAGGCTGCCTATGAGAAAGGCAAACTGGGTTTGACAGAGTATTACCAGGCGAGACAGGGTATCCTAGATCGCGCTTACCAAGCAGAGCAAGACCTAGAAATCGCCAAGATCACGCAATTGGCCATTGCGGAGAGGGACGCAAGGACCCCTGAAGAAAAGAAGCAGATTGGTAACCAGATTATTGCCGCGAAGAACAAAGCTCTTCAAGGCACTGCACAAAAGGAAGTAGATGACACCAGTCTTCAGCTTGAAAAGCAGAGAGACATCGCTGCCGTTCAGAAGAAGATCACTGAATTGTCAATCGAGACGCTGAAGACTCATGATGAGTTGGCGGGTACGTTGGCAGGTATCGATGAGAAGTACAAAGAGTTGCTGATAAGTATGCACCTCGGAACTTCAGAGTCAGATCAAACTAAGAGGAACCTAGTTGAGGCTGCTCGTGACGCAGAGAAGTTCAAAGAAATCATTGGAGATTTGGCGAAGACCTATGACGAACTGAATGCACGTCAGAAGTCTTTACTAAATCTTCAGAAGGCTCAGATAGACGCTGCTGCTGGTAATGGCACAATCAACTCTGGGCAGAAGCAGAACCTCGATAACCAGCTTATTGTCGCCCAGCAGAAGCAGAACCAAGTTGAGCAAGCTCAGAATCTGGAGCAGATTAGGCACCTAAAAGCCGACGGGTATGCCGAAGAAAGCAAAGATATTCAAGACCTTGAAACCAAGAACATGGACCTGCAAGCGCAGTACATCACTCTTGGTGGCCAGATAAAGACCTATGGCCAAGAGATCAGAGACTCGTTTACTGGCAGTGTGTCTGAAGCCCTGAGTTCGATGATGATGGATATGGGCCATGCTCAGAATGCCCTGGTAAACCTTGGTAGGAGCTTGCAAAAAACGTTCGCAGACATGGCTGCCAAGAAGTTGTCGAGCATGTTTACTACGTCTTTGGTGAACAGTACCTCGAAGATTGATCCTAAGACGGGGCAGCCTATTGCAGGAACCTCTGTATTCGACAAGATTGGCAGTGTGTTTGGTTTTGGTGACAAGGGAAAACTTGATGGCAGTACAGAGGCAAAGGCCCTGTATGTAAAGATTGCTGGCTTAGAGGCTATGCTGTCTGCCACTCATGGTATGCCCGCTGTTGCTGGGGGTGCCCAAGGGCTGCTCAGTGGTGCCAAAAGTCTGACAGGTGCTGCCTCGGATTTTGCAGGGGGTAATGTAAGTGGCGGTATGACCGCACTTTCTGGTCTAGCTAAGGGCATCCCTGGCTTGATGGGTTTTGGCGCTAAGACAGCCTCTTCGGTTTTGGATGGTAGTTCTGTTTCTGGTGTAGGACCGCTTTCGCCAAGTGCTGTTGATTACGGCACTGCTGTAGCACAGTTGCCGATTGACGTAAACGGCGGCAATGACGTAGGGCCTCTTGATAGCAGTAGCTTGCTAGGTCTTAGTCAGAAGATGTTTGGCTTTGCCAAGGGTGGAACCATAAGAGGGCCGGGACATGACACATCCGACAATATCCATGCTTTGTTGTCCCCTGGAGAGCACATTACGAATGCTGCCCAGACAAGGAAATGGGGTAGGCTGCTGAAGGCCATAAACAATGACACCCTGAATTTGCAATCAATTGCAATTCCGGCAATGCCGAGATTTGCTGCTGGTGGGTTCGTAGGTGGAGCGGGTGGCGGTGTTGGGGTTGGTTCGAGTGGCCCCAGTGGCTTTACACTGCAACTGCATCCTGATTTTGCCAAGACTACGCTTGGCGATTGGTTCAATAACGAAGTCGCAAGACAGTACGCAGGGAGATAGGTATGGCAAATAATCCAAGTTTGGCAGCTAACACGGCAACCCAGATGCTTGCGGCGTTTGCGGCGTTGGCCGCTGGTGGTAGCGTGAACGTCTACAGCGGAGTGCAGCCAACAAACAGTGATACAGCTATAACCACTCAGATTGAGCTTGTGTCCTTCGGCTTAGGAACCCCAGCTTTTGCTGCGGCATCTGGGGGAGTTATGGCTGCTAATGCTATTACGCCATCAGTAGCGATAGCCACGGGAGGGGCGGCGTGGTTTAGAATATTTGCTTCTGACGGAGTTACCGCCATTATGGATGGGTCGGTTGGCACCGCTAGTTGTGATCTGAATCTGGCGACTACGACCATAACGTCTGGGGACATCATCGGTGTTACCAGCTTCACTCTGAGTATGCCTTTGAACTAGGTGCGTAATGGCCGATACACAGGACTGCACAATCTCGCTGGCAATCGCTGGGCTGCATGTATCTTTGGCAGGGCATAGCGGCTGGGCACAGCATATAGTCGGAGTCACTGAAGTTCCTGCACCTGTGTTCAGTATGAATGCCCAAGCTCCCTATTTGGGAGAGATTGGCGCTTTACAAAGATTGAGTGTCCCGCCTACTTCTGAGGCTGGAGCTTTGTACCAGTTCAATGGGCATCCGAATACAGCCGTGGTTTGGCTGCTGGAATCAGGCTCTGGCTCCCTGGCGGCTTTGAACGGTAGTAAGACCGATTCCTGGGGAAGAGCATGGGCTGTGTATACGTCAGGGGGCTACACGGGGCCTATAGAGATTGAGGTGTTTTATGTCTCTTAGACATTTAGCTGGTACGTTTCCACTGGTGTTCAATAGCGACTCTGTGCCTGCAAATGGTGCAGGTCCAACCCTGGTAACGTACATGCCTGGGGTAGGTATCGTCGCTGCTACTGGAAGTGGTGTAGCTGGGCTAAGTGATGGGATGGTGTCGTTGATCTCGCCGGATGGCGTGATTGCTCCTATTGCGTGGCGCTATAATGAGGGCTTTGCTATAGACACTATTGCTGGATTCCTTAGACCTGTATTCGCCCTTCCGGGAAGTAAGGACATGTGCTATGAGCCACTAGCCTTTTGTCAGTCGGTGCTGGCTTGTAGATTTGCTGCCTTGTATCTGCCTATGCAGAATGTCCAGGGGGTGTATGTAGACGTTGTGGATAGGCGGCTGCTGATAAACGGCACAGGAGTTGATTATGGTATTTATGGTCAAAGTGCAGACAGCACTATAGCTGAAGAAGTAGCTCTAGCTCTACCAGGATGGCCTGTGGGTATGATGACGCTTTGTGTTGGGCGTTCTTTGACTGAGGTGATGGTTGGTATGCCTTTAGCTAATGGAACGTTGGTAAAGATTCAGTTCTATGACACTCTGGCGAGGAAGTACAATTCGCAAGCCTTGTTTGTGGTGGGTACGCAAATTCTGTGTGCGGTGTTTGCCCAGGATTTAGGAATTTTGTTCACGTTTAATGGCCCCTTGAATAGTGGTGATACTACGCCTTACTCCATGGATGTATGGTCTCTGGATGTTGTACCTGCGGCTATGAGTGCCCCTACGCTCGTGTATGGGTCGTCTGGGCAGGGCAAGGTGGCCACCTACCAGGTGACCGTAACAGGTGACCAGGGGGAAAGTTGTGAGGGTGTTTCTGTTGAGTGGTCTAACAGTGGGCAAGGGACTTTGCTTGAGGCTGAAAGTGTAACAAATGCTGATGGTCAGGCAGAAACTCAAGTGCTGTTTGCCCAGGGTGTTACAGGTGCAGCCGATTTGACGGCAACGGTGGTGGACTAATGTCTATAAAGATATTCGAGAGCGTACCGTTTCCCTACGACGAAGCTAGAGGCTCCGCGTGGTCGAATAACCTGTCGCCATACACGCAGACCATCTCAAGTGTGAATGGCCTGTTCGTGGTGCCTGCTGGTACATCTGTAGTGCCGAGGGTGGCATCAGGCACATTCCCAGACCCAACCTCTGTGGCCTCGATTGGCCCCTCTGGGCAGACCCCTAGCTGCTACATGTATTTGTGTGCGCTGGTGGAAACCCAGGCGTCAGGAACAGGCAGTTATTTTGAGATTAACCGCTTCAACGGGGACACCGGAGAGTACATTGATAGAGTGCAGGATAACCAATTGGGGGTGTATGAGGGTTGGAATGTCGTAGCCAGCTATGAAGGTACTATCTACGTGTCGCAGACCTACGGTGGTAATACCTGGGTATTTGGGTTTGACCCCTCGTCATGGACAAGTGGCCCTCAGATACTGAGGGCTAGTGACTTTGGCCTTGGGCTTTTCAATACGATGGCTCAGTTCTCTCTTCAATCAGACATACTGCTGAACCCTACAAGTAACACGATGGTTGCATACCAGATTTCCACAAAAAAGGCCGTTTATTCACAGGTGTTTCCTTACGCCATTGTCGGCTGCTACATGATTGACGACCATTCTTGCTGGGTTTTGTGTCAGAATAGCGTGTTGGTGCTGTTCGACTATCTTAGGCAGATAGTGCTTGGCGCTTATTACCTGCCACCGCCAAGCGGCGGGTTCTGGGCAACCACGGTGTGGCTGTACTACTACAGTGAGCGAGGCTGGCTCTTGGTGTCAGAACAGCAGCCTAATGCACCAAGTGGGGCTAGTCAGACCAATATAACTGGGTACTTGATATACCCTAGTGCCGTAAGGTTGAGCACCCCAATACCCCTTGTCACGCCAGTAGAGGGAGAAACGATCCCTGTAATGACGCAGCTTGTTGATAGTTTGAATCACGGGGTGAGTGGGGCGGTGGTAAAGTTCAAGTCAAGATTGGCAGTCGTGGTAGAAGGCGTCGGATTGACGGATAATAAAGGAAGAGCTTACCTGCAACTGAATTGCAATGCTTCCGGTGAAGCTGCAATTGATTGCACGGCTGTCACGGTGGACCAAACCGGAGAAGGCGTAACGTTCTGAGGTGAAGTATGGCAACACTGACAAGTACGGGTAGCTTTGCAATTGTGCCTGGAGTGAGCGAGTCCACCAGTTTGGCGGATTTGGTGCTGCCTTCTGCTGCCTATCCGACTGGTGAGGGCAGGATAGTACACCCGACTCTCGGCACCTTTGACTACCTGTATGCTCCTGATGAGTGGTCGAATCTTGACGGGGATGTACTGGTGTTCCCGGTGTGGGCCGTGACTAAGAGCCTGCAAGGGTCATCCAGTGCTATGTGGCCAGGTAGCCTCAGAGACGTGACCGTGGAGGAGCGTTGGACAGCACTAGGCGGCCTGTCGATGCCTATGGCCCAGTTGAGAACGCTTCTGGCCTGCGCCATGAACCCTGTGGACCCAGCGGTAGCCACGATGCAGTTGTTCCCGAATTACACGACAGACATTGGCTACAACGTGTTGCTGCTTGACATCGTGTTTGGCTCTGGCGGTAATCCTGGTATGGCTAACATGAGTGGCTTCAAAAATATGGCAGCGGTATTCAACGCCATCAACTCTGGAGTAGCCACGGATGGTAATAGTTGGATGGACAAGCCTGTTACGGTGTTCTGGAAGATTTTGAGTAAGGTGGTTGTATAGCATGGATAACCGCTGGACAATGGACCCTCTTGATTCAACAGGTGCTTATAGGCTGTTCTTGCAGCCTACAGCAACCATTGATGACGTGCGTTCTGCTCAACCCAAAGACCAGTGGGAGATTACGCCTTGGGTGTCAGCCGCTAGTCAGAGTGCCAGTGAGATGAGCATTACGATTGATTTTGACAGTGAGTTTTATGGCTCTCCGATGCCGACGCCCACCTCGGCCTCGGTGCTGGTGAACTGCACGGGGGATGCCTATGCGACCTGTGGGCCAGGCGTGGTCAACAACGCCACCGCCACGGTCGATGACGACGGCAACGGCGCGATGGATGTCACTGGCGTATACCCCCCAGTCAATGTATACGAAGGCGTGAACACCATGTTGACCTATGGGTCTGGCTCGTGGCCTGAGCTGCCCGCTGGCGCGGTCGTTACCTCGATTGAGCCGGTGGTTGTCTACGAGCTGGGATACAGCAGTAGTCCCGGCACCCCGCTTGCCTTCAATGTCTCTGGGGTAGGTATGGGCAGTTCCAACGGAGCCGGCGAGTACGTCGGAGCGAGCATTGGCACGACGGAGGCGGATTTTTACGCTTTCACATGCCGTTTCCAGTTCGAGGCCACCGCGCAACTTAGCAACTACACCGGCAGGTTTGTATGCTCCGTCTTTCTCAGGGTCTCCTACACCGCGCCCACAGTGCTGACTCGCGGCCAACCGTTTTCCCAGCAAGTTGTAAACCTGATGTGCAAGGGGATGAATCTTTGGATTGGCCTCATAGAGAGCATCAGCAGCTACACCCTGGCCAGTGGTGTGCGTCGGATGACCTTGACTTGCCGCACCAGAGAAACGCAGGACATCTGGAAGTTGACGAAGTATTCGACTCAGTTGTACCCGCAAAACACGAACTTGCAGGTCATCATAAATGATGTAGCGACCCAGGTTGGACTGCCAGTTTCAGCTATAAATGTGCCGCCCACTTCAGTGACTACTGCGCATAGTAACACGCAGTTGGCTGGGGTGTCGGCTTGGGAGATGATGCAAACGCTGTTTCTTCCGCTGGGGCAGACGCCTATTGTCAACGCTGTAGGTATTCTCAAGGGTGTGAGCAAGGATTTGTGGGGACGCTCTGCGGACATCGTGTATGATGCCACGAGAATTGTGAGTGTTGGTGCAACTAGGAACAGACCGCCAGCTACCCGGTATGTGTTGCAGTGGCTTGACCCGAATTTGTCAAAGGCACAGCAGGTGGAGAGAAAGTTGGCCGATGTCACGCTTACTGCCGGTTACTTCACCCCGATTTTGTGGAAGCATGTAACGTTTAGTCCAGACGGTACTCAGAGGGCAGAGAACACGTACCTGGTGACCGTGACTTCTGTAAACCAGTTCCGCCTCGAAGGAACGACAATTATTCCCTGCTTTGTGGAGTTGTGGAATCAAGACACTGATATTGATGGGCGTTTGATGATTGTAACCTTGGGGTGGGACTTGGCCGCACTGTATAGGTCGTTTCTTGGCAAGGGAAAATGTGCCATTGCGGAGACTACGGCCCTTCAGACTTTGGCGAGCGCACAGGCAGCCACGCCATTCGCTGGTGCAGCCGCAGCAGCAGCAACGCAAGCCTTCGCAACGGCAAAGAATGATGAGACCATCCTTGATCTCGCTATCTTCCTGTTAATGTCGGCTGTTGGCACGGGTGTTTATGAGATTTGGGGCAACCCTTTTGATTATGTTCATGCCAGAAACACGTCTGAAGCCTATGCCGCAGATGTAATGGGGTCTGTTCCATGGGCTGACAACCCGAAGCAGGAAGAGTGCGACCTTATTATGGATGAGTCGCACGCACAGGCTGTTTGCACAAGAGAACTGGTATATCAAGCTGCTGAAGCGAATTCATGGACCCTGAAGATCGCTGATGACAAGAGGATTGAGAAGGGTGATTTGTTGCAGTTCCCAGACGGATCACAGGTTTATGTTCTGGATTTCACCAGAAGCGTTGGACCTTACTCAGATAACGTACTGGAAGTTAAAGGCTTTTTGGTTAGCCAAGGGAGTACAGCATAATGGGTAGCGCAGGCGGCGTACTAACCGATCTTACGAATGCCATTGTGAAGTCCCGCGCCACGGTGTTGCAAGGCACTGTGGTGACGCGGCCTTATCTGCAAACTGGGGATGGTAAGAACCAGATTTATGTGTGCGATGTGAACTGCACTCCGGGTCTGGTAAGTCCTGGCTATAATCAGGATCAGTTGCAGTTGCTGGGAATCCCAGGCACAAAGGGGTTTACAGTGAATGACACGCTGACCACGGGTACGATTCTCAGGAGCGTGCCTGTAGCCGCCAATAATGGCAACCTGAGATATGCCGATGTTGGCAATGCAGTGGTATTGCACCGAACGGCTAATGGCCAGTGGCAGGTAACTGGCTTTGGAACAGAAATGCCGGGGACTAGAATAAGATATGCGGTGAACTTGAACAGTGGCACTATCGGGCCAGTCGTAGATTTGAGTGTTAGTTCCAGACTGTTGACTCTTGGGGAATTGTCTACGGCTGGACCAGGGTTCGGGTATACGCCATTAGGGGCAACTGGGTTGTTTATAGCCGGGGTGTTACAGGAGATTTCTTCATGAGCGCGATAGTTCTAAGCACGTATGCAAATGGTGACACCAGCTACGTCAGTAAGATGAATGCTGATAACGCTGCTCTAACTGCGGCCATCAATAGTTTGATGACCGCTCTTGGCAGCATAGGCAGTTCCTCCGCTGGGTCTATGGGCCTGTTGTTGACGGCCCTGTTCTATGGCTCTAATTCCGTGCTAATTGGAAAAGGCAGTTATTCCCAAAGCACTTCAGGAACAAGTATGATGGTGTCCCCCGGTTTTGCCTGGAACGCCACCACAAGTATGGTCGTGCAGTCGCCCATGGATACCACCCTGAATTTTGCAGGGCAGCCTGCTGGGACCTACTATGTGAACTTAGGCCCAAATGGTATACCAGAGTTTGATAGCACCGCCACGAATGCTTTGTATGTGGTGGTGTGGTCTGGAACCGCGTTTACCTCGGTAACTCTGCACGCAGCAACTTTCCTGGATTCAGCAGCCGAAACTGACTTACTGACTTCAACGGCTCTATCTACGACTTACGCCACTGTTCTTGCGAGGCTTGAGTACATTGAAAACCATCTTGGCGGTGGTGGCGGTGGGGGTGTAACTATAACCCAGCTTAATGCCACGCCATCAGCAGCAGGCCCATTTCAGATAGCTCACGGGTTAGGTTCAGCACCAAGGGCAGCCTGGATTGCCCTAACTTCTAATGGCCCTATATGGTTCCAGAGCGTAGCTATTGACGGAAACCCAATGTTTGACGGGACAAACGTGTATCTCAAAGCGCAGGATGGTGGTCTAACTGGGATCGTATTTTTGCTGAGTTAATGCAATTGATTGCACCGTTTGAGTTTGCTAGACTTAGTAAGTGAAGCAGCTATGTTTGGGGACAGATAATGACAGAGAGTTATGTTGATGCAGTAGCTCGCGGAGAATTTAGTGCGACTATCGAGGGCTTGAAAACCGAGATGAAGAACCTTTCAGACGCTCAAGGGGTTACACGAGCGGAGCTTAATGCAAAGTTGGACACTCTGATCGGAGATAAGACAGCGCAAGCCTTCAACCAAGGTCGTCTCCAAGAACGGCTAGACTCCTTTGAAAGGGAGTTGAAGAGCCAAAGCTCGGATATTTCTTCTCTGAAGAGACAGATGGACTCTAAGGAAAAAGAGCTTCAAGTTGTAAAAGACGGTCCTAAGAATGTGATCCTTGGTATTCTGGGAGACGTGATTAAGGGGCTGTTGATAGGCGGCGGTGGATTTTTGCTCGGCCATTATAAGTTTTAGCCTTGCAAGCCCACGGAGGGGAAGATGACTATTTTAACCTACGTGCAATCGAATTGGCAGGGGATGGCTACTGGAGGCGGCCTTGTTTATGCCGTCTCTACCATAGCTAAATGGATTCCCACCTGGCCACTGTCTTGGGAGAAACTGTACAACTGGTTTAGAAATTCCACGCAAGACATTGCAAGCCACCTACAAGGTAGCCCTGGGCAGAAGGAAGAAGGCCCCGAAAACCCTACACCCCCGGTTTAGAGACCGGCGAAATAAAGGCACAGGAGACCACCATGATTAGCATCCTCGTAACAATTGAAACCGATGTAGAGAAGTTCCTGAAGGGGACTGGTAGTGACGCGGAGAAGTTCGCTACGGCCTTCGAGAAAATCTTCAGTAAAGCGCCTGCTGCGCTGCAAACTGTGGACAACTTCGTGCTTGAAGTTGCGCCCGTAATCACGGCAGCCGTGGCACTTGCTGCCCCAGCCGAAGAGCCTGAAGTTGCCGGTGCCCTAGCCGTTGCGGAGACGGCCCTGGCTGCGGTACAAGCCTCAGCAGATGCGGCAGTAAGCGGAACCTCGCTCCTGACCAACCTGGAGAACGTGGCCACCACGGTGCCCGCTCTGCTGACTGGTCTTACCATCAAGAACCCTGCTCTGCAAGCGGCTGTCACCCGTGTGGTGACTCTGATTGTGGGTGAGGCGAAGGTGCTCATCCCGGCAGTTCAGGCGTGGGTAGCACAAATCAAAGCCAACTCTGCACCGGCAGTGGCGGTAGCAAAGGCAGCCTAATGACGACCTGGGAAAAACGCGGTGCATGGGCGATTGCTGTGATGGTGATCGCCCTTGCCGTTTGGGGCGGCTTCGGAGTAACGAAGGCGCTAGTGATGACTCTCCAGAAGTGGGGAGATGCCGGAACACAAGCAAAGCAGACTTTCGTAGCCTTGAATGACACGTTGACCATTGTCAACAGGCCATGCAGTGCGAAGAATGCTCAAGGCCAGCTTCTGAAGGATGGCACGCTGTGCAAGGTAAACACTGCTGTTACGCAGATTGGTGACATCGCCGTTACGTCGCAGATGCAGGTAAAGCAGTCTGGCAAATTGATTGACACGGCAAGTAACAGCCTGAACAGGGTATCGAATGCTTTGGCCAGTGAGGTTGTTGCTTTGAAAGGCACGACCAACGCTGCCACAGGCTTTGTTAAGCAAGCCACGACAGACCTGACGACAGCACAACCTGCTCTAGCCGATCTCGATCCTTTGGTGAAGCAGTATACGGTTGCCGGTTCCGACCTAGATACTACCATCAAGAGTGTGAATGCAAAGGTCAATGATCCGGTGATGAATGCCTATGTGACCGATTTTACCAAGCACGTAGACAGCATGAGTGCAAGTGGCGATTTAATGCTTGCCGACGCCCAGTGGAAAGAGCACCAGCTTTTGCACCCTGATAAGGTGAAGTTGGGGTTCTGGACAGGAATTGACGCAGGGGCACTGTGGTTTCATTCACACTTAATGCCACCGATTTTTTAGGGGTAACCAGGAAGGTAAGACATGGCAGACTTTGTAAAGGCATTTCAGTACATGATGAGTGATGAGGACGCTGCGCACCTGTGCAAGACGGTGCCTGACATAGGCCCAAAGGACAAGCCTGGGCCGTTTTGGGCTATATCAGGGATCAACTCTGACGCATGGCCTGTAGACTTCGCCAGGATCAACGCCTTGCCTTTGGATAAAAGATTGCCTGAAGTGATGGCCTTCTACAAGGCGCACTTCTGGAATAGCTATATGGATCAGTTGACGAATCAAGACATCGCCAACAGGCTGCTCGATGGCACAGTGAATACAGGTATGAAGCCGACCCTGAGAGCCTTGCAACTGGCGGTGAACGACTGCAAGGCTGGAACCCTCATAGCTGATGGCAAGTGGGGACCGAGAACACTGGCCGCCGTGAATGCTGCTCCAGCGAACCTGCTGAACTGCTTCCGGGGTGAGAGGCTGGCCTTCTATAAGTTGATCGTTGTGAAGAACCCGGCCAAGGCCAAGTTCCTTGGAACCGCAGATGCGCCGGGACCGTGGTGGAGGAGAGCCTTGAAATAAGGTTGCACGCTACAAGGAGTGTAGAGTAATGGCAATCCTAACGAATTTAGAGATTCTGGACTTACGCAATCCTGGTAAGCCCAGAAGTGCCGAGCAGTTTAAGCAAGCCGTTAAACAGGCACAGAAGATCATAGACAAAGAGGTGAGCATAGAGTTGGCGGCCTGCCAGCAAGATGCCCTCTTGTCTTTGCTTGCCGATATTGTCTCCGGTGCAGTGCATGGCAATGGCCTGAGATTTGAAGACTCCCTGCTTCTTCGGGCTATTAACGCGGGTGAGCATCAGATTGCAGCCGCAGAGTTTTGCCGCTTTGTGTACGTTGGTAAGCGTGTTGACGCTGACATGTGGCGGAAGCGAGATGAGGAGCAGCTTCTGTACAGGAGAGGCCACATCTAAATTGCAATTGATTGCAAATAATCCTTGACAAATTAAGTATTTGTGTTACGCTTAAATCGTAACCAAAAAGACTCAATGGAGTGAGCCATGAAGAGAATCAAGCACACTGAAATCAAAGATATAGTGGCTACAGCCTCTGGAGATTTCTGCTTCGTTACCGCTCACACGGCTACAGGAAACGACATCCGTTGGGTTTATTGGCTGCACCTGAAATCCTATGAAACGAATGGGGTGCGTGGTGTCTAAGACTAGCGAGATTTACGCAGCTTACCTAGACAAGTTCAAGGCGGCCCATCCGGGAATGGTTGAGCCACGCTTCATCGACAACTATGCGGAGTTGCGCCTGCTCACCTTGGAGATTAGACGTTTAGGAAAGATGCGCAGTGCTTGCTGTAAAGCCTTTGCCTGGTTTCCTGTTGGGACCTATGACATGCCTGATGGCCGCGTGATCGAAGTCGCTCTCACGAGCAGCCGTATCTTTGAAATTGTAGCGGTGTTCAATAACCGCTCAGACCATGACAAGTACGAGCAACCACTGAGCTTTAACGCTTATTTCGAGAGGTGGTAGATGGAAGACTCGAATTTGGAGTTCGCAAAAGATGCCCTGAACCTTCTGACGGCTGATGAAGTGGAAGAGTTCCTGCCCTATTTTAATGCCGTGCTCAAGTTGAAAAGGTATGAGAAGACGATGAAGATCATGAGTACCCTGAAAAAGGGTGACAAAGTGAAACTCACTAACGTCAAGCCAGCCTTCAACAACGGAGCGGTTGGCGTAGTTGTCTGCAAGAAAGAGACCAAGGTGCGTTGTACTTTCCCCGGCACGAGTTGGGAACACGGAGTAACGGTGCCTGCATCCTGCCTAATCAAGGTTGATTGAAGGAGAGAAATGAAACTTAGGAGTAGCCCCCTGGAAACTGGAACAATAAAAAGAAGTCCAGGGTTCGTGGAGTGGAGGTTGTTGATGGGTGTAGATTGAAATGCTTGGGATGTGGCGCAGAGTCGAGAAGATTTGCGCTGTCTATGACCCATAAGTCCTTTTGTAGCCTGTACTTTGACCCCTTGAGTGTTAGGGATGTATCAGGTGGTTTGTGTAAGGGAAAATGAGGAGAGAAATGAAACTGCACGTCATTATTGACACCGGAAAGAACGGTGAGATTATCACTAAGGACAATGTGGAGCCTCTGTTGGACCTGGTGATGGAAGACTTTCCAGAACATGTTGACCCCCAGAATGTGCAAGCTGGCATCAGGTTAGCCGAGGGTGAGATGACCTATCTTCTATCCGTAGATGAGGATCAGGAGAATTTTGGCACGCTGACTTACGAATTAGTGATCGAGGCCTAGATGCTGGCAGAAGCCATCAAAGCGAAGATTCCCATCATTGTCGTGAAGACGGACGATGTGGTGAATGTTGTTCCGACTTTGCAATCAATTGCACAGAAGTCCGTGTTTCCCTATTCAGGCTTGCAGAAGGCCGAGTTCGTGGAGAAGGTGCTGTATTACACGGTAGAAGGCAACCTGCCTAGTGTTGGCATCTACAAAGCTCTAATGTCTGCTGGCACTTCCCTGGTGATGGTGAACCCTGAAAAGACCAACAGCTTAATGTTTGATGTTGGCGAGATGCCCACGCCCCCAAAGTTCATTGAAGACTACTTGAAAGACTTCGTTACTCCTGATGAACTGCCCAAAGTGATGAAGGCTTTGTCTGGCTTGTCTTTGAAGAGTGCGTCAGAGATTATGCAAGTGACGATGGCTGCCACGCATTGTGCAACTGCTGATGCCGTGAGAAAGACCAGGAGTAGATTGCGTGGGTCCATAGATGGGCTTGTTCAAGAGAGTACAGAGTTGCCCTTCTATGTGATGCCCAAGAAACTGAGGCAGTGGAGTGAGGAGAACAAAGAGTATTTTCTGGAGGACGGATGGCCCGCAGAGATGAGACCGAGAGGCATCCTTATGGATGGCCCGCCAGGAACAGGCAAGACGTTAGGAGCCAAGGGGATTTGCAAGGCATGGGGAATACCCTTGTTCCGCCTGAAGATTTCCGGCTTGCTAAACAAGTACATCGGCGTCTCAGAGACCAGGCTAGACTCATTTCTGACGGCGTTGGACAACGAGGCCCCGTGCGGCTTATTGATTGACGAGGCTGAGAAGCTGTTTCGAGGAGATTCTGAAGGAACTACCAACAGGCAGTTGGCTATTTTGCTGTGGTGGCTGCAAGAACATTCAACGAAAGTGGTGACGTTTGCCACTACGAACAAGTTTTCGGCCATTCCGCCAGAGTTTTACAGGCCGGGTAGGTTCGACGAGATTATTCGTATGCGGCACATGACCCCAGCAGAAGGTAGGTCCTTTGCATTGGCGGTGTACAAGTACCTGACCAAGAAGCCCGCCGATGATAAGCATGAAGAAATCATCGACGCTTCGTTGTCGGGACAGGATGATTTGACCCAAGCCTGGGTGTTCGAGCAGGTAGTTTCGTTGGCGAAAAAAGGAAAGTGGGTAGAAAAATCCTGAAAATACCTCTTGACAAACCCGTTCATTGTGCTACGCTTAATTGTGTTCAAAAATAAACCCAAAGGAGTGGGGAGATGGCAAAGAGCAAGAAGCTAGACAAGGAGCCAACAGTTGAGGAGTTGACGGCGCTACCAAAGTTCAAGGGTAGTTCCTCAATTTATGTGGCGTTCGCAGAGAAGGAAGACTCGATACTCTGCGTGGCCGCTGACGTTAGCCTGGCTGCGTGGCAGGGTGCAGGACCGGCGCGGTTGACGCTGCGGTTTCTTCGCATCTGCGAGACGCTCGATCAGGCGAATAGTTTGGATCACACGCCTTTCAGCGTGCGCGAAATTCGCATGTATCGGGTAGCAGACAACCATGAAATGAAGGTGCCTGGGGCGCAGTTGAACAAGTTGCGTTTTGACCTTTGTGAGGAGCCAGTCACCCAAACCCAAGTCGGTATGTTGTGGGGAAAGCTCGGAGGGAGTGCAAAGATTGCCACTTGGCTGTCTGCTCTGTGCGATAAGCACGGCTTCCAGTTGAAGTGCAGTGTGTCGCAGTTGGCCTCTGAGATTTCCAACATGGTTTTCCCGGAGACGGACACCGAGTTTGTGCTCAACCTTCCTGATGAGTTGGAGAAGCCGAAGGTCAAGACGGACTACAAATTCGGAAGCTCGAAGGGCACCTTCAAGCAGTTACACGAAGACAACGAAGACACGGATGGGTCGCAAGACGGCGACTACAGTGAGGAAGAGTAATGGATGCGGAGACGGTAGCCTCGTTCATGGGGCAGAACTTCAAGTATTCGGAAATCGCCATACGCGACAATGAGACGATTGGTATTTGTCTCCAGTTTGGCGTTCACCCGCAGACGAGAGCCTTGTTTGCAATTATCCGCTTTGTTTGCATTGCAGACGGCGCGTATGCGGAGTGTGCCAAGTTTAAGCATTTCACGTCGCGTGGGATGTCGCTGTATACCAAGGAGACGGGCAAGCAGACCCAAGGCCACAAGCTGAATCGGGTGCTAATCCCGATAGCCACAGGCCAAGGCACCTGCCCGCACACAGTAAGAGCTATTGGTGACCACTTCGAGATTTGGACGGTGCTTGCCAATTGGATCACTGAGCAACTGGACGCGGAAGGTTTCGTGCTTTCCGTTTTTAACCTGCCACAACTGTTACGGGAATGCACGCCGGACCCCGTTGACCAAGTAACCCTGGCTCTGGAGTTGCCGAAAGACATCAACCAAGCCGAAACCGCTCCCGAAGAGGGAAAGTGAGGTAACATGCAGACCTATGAACTGCCCGCGAACCCGACAGACTATAAGCTGAAGAAAGTCATGTCGGACCTGGGTTTGGCAACCACCGCTCCCCAACGGAGAGCACTGCTTGGACTTTCGCACCGGACACGGCGCGAGTACATCAACAAAATGCTCACCGATGGTGGGAGTGAATTTGCACCCCGCCAGAGGGTGACGAAGCTGGAGATTCTGCCGCCGCTGCCCAAGGAAGTAACCGTGGCAGGAAAGACGTACCGGCCAGCGGAGATTATCGACGGCTTCAGCAGCACGGCAACCTATGCCGTGGCCGCATTGTCGGCAGTAGGCATGATCGCCATCAGGCGGCTGCGTATCAATTGGTTCAATGTGAAGTTCTACGATTCGACCACGGCGATGGGCATGTCAGATGCACAGCTTGCAGCCATGGGCGGCATTGACTTCCTGACCAGGAACAGCGGCAAGTTCCAGTATCGGCGCTGCCACATGTCGGGTGAGGCATTGCTGAAACTGTTCTCGCTGCTGTATGGCCGAAAGAACCTGCTGATTGTCGAGCCGCGCAAAGTGGCCCAGCTTCTTGCTTGCGAGCCTGAGATGCTGCCCCAGTTGGCCACGTTCGAGAAGCAGCTTTGCTTGCCAGCACCGGCGAAGAAGCAGAGTCT